GTAATATTTATAATTAAATGTTTACATTTGTAACAAGGATTTTAATTAAAAATCCCCCAGAGCGTCAACTCTGAAGGACATAAAACGTTAGATTAAGATAGTAGCCGTCATTTCGGCTTGAGCCCCTGATAGTAAGATAAGATTAAAAACTTTCTACTGTTAGGGGTTTGCTTTTATAGAATATCAAAAGACTAACATTCCATTTTACCAAAATCCCGACTTTGAGAGTATGCAACAACTATCTCTTGAAATTTGAGGCCAACTTTTTCTTTGAGTTCTTTAATCCAAAGACTATCACCAACGCCATAAGGAGATATATAAGCAGCATTTTTTAATGTGTGGTGTACAAAGACACAAGGGAAACCAATTTGTCCAATTTTTATATCAACTGATTTAGGAACGATAATATTACCCCTTTGAAGTTGAACCAAAACCACTGGAGCATCTAAAATAACCTTTTGCAAAACATCGGGGGTTAACACTTCGCTATCATCTAAGATGAATGTCCACCCATCGGTAACATGCTCAAAAAGTTGCGGGATATATGCGTCATAAAAAAAGGGCAAACTACGGTCAGCACTTACAAAATAAGTTTCTAAGCCTTTTGGGATGTAGTCGAGCGCAGCGAGATTGTCGTAACCTATGAGAATGCGAATGTTTGGATACGACTGTGAGGTTATAGATTTTAAGCAACGACGAAAAGCGTTCGGGCGTGCGCTCGTTCTGATGAGAATGTTAATTAAGGGATATTCCATTACGACAAACATAAAAAAAAATAAAATGTAAAATAAATTTGCATGTTACGGATAAATGCGTATCTTTGAATATCAAAACAAACGAAATCATGCAAACCACAACATCAGCCCAACGTCAAGGAATGACAGAAGAAGCATTTAATTCAGGGATATTAGCAATAGTTAAATCACAAGGTAGAACTGCTGCAGAATGTGGGAAGTCAATATTTGATTGCCCGTATGGTGCAGGTAGCGAAAAATCTGAAGCTTGGATGGATGCTTATATGGAGGCTGAAAAGAAAACAAGATAATGGCAAACAAGTATTCAAAAACCCCTTGCAATATCAAAATGAGTTTAATGGCTCGTGGTGTTAAAATAGAAAAGATTTGCACCAACCTTTGGGATGTTCACACTTTTGAAAGGGATATGCCAACTAAACATAAATTACAGTTTTCGGGTAAGCCTTACATTATTGGTAAAACTTATTTGGATGCGATTGAAAGAACTGGAGGTAATTAAAATGAAAATATTTAACCAAACTGAACGCCTCGCAAATGAGCAAAGGCATACAAGAAAACCAATATTATTTTGGCAAGCCAAACAAAAACGGGAAAGTAATAGACGAAAACAATTCATTGCCTTTATTGCGCCATAAATACGGTGTAGGGGCTACTTATCATTCAGTAAGATAAACATGGAAAAAGAACTTCAAAAAATAAAAGACCTGTTAAAAAAAAGGTTTAACCAAATTCGAAGGAAGCGATTTCGACGGGTTTATTAAAAACTGGATGCCATTAGGCAACCAAGATTATCAGCAAGAATATTTCTTAATGGAATTGAGAACTATTATGTATGAATTACTTTCACTAAGCCTAATAAAATGATAAACAAAACATACCATAACGAGCGAGGTATTGATGTTTTGGTACACTTCGACGACTTGGAATATCAAAGGCTTGATTCCGTTGGCCATTCAAGCTTTTACGAATGCCGAGGGTATGATGTAAACGGTGGTGAGTATAGTGGAGTGGTTGAAAAATGTTGTGGTGAATATTTGGAGATCACCAATATTGAAGAACTTTAAAAATAAAAATATTATGAAAGCAGGAAGCTTAGTTGAGTGTGTCGATACGAACTTTGGCATACAGCGTACGCACAATGAACCACAAGGAATGATATTCCCGAACAAAGGTGTTATTTACACTGTAAGGCATATATTTCATTTGCGAGACGGTCGTTCTGGATTGACAGTTAACGAGATTGATAATTCAAGGTTAAAACGGTTCACTCCATCTAAATTAGAACCAGCTTTTAATGCAAAGAACTTTCGTGAATTGCAACCACCAATAGCCAATATAGAAGAACACATAAACGAAAATACATTAGAACCAGTTTTAAAATGACTCGCAAACCATTTCATCAACGAGACTACGATAGAGGCGATGCCCGTATCAAAGCAGCAGTTGTTAACGCATGGGTGATTTGGAATATTCCAACACCAATAATAAATATTCATGATTTCCCATGTTTTAATATGCCTGATATTTTCGATGATCACGAAGTATACGGGTTTAATTGCAATGGAGATATTGTAAGAAAATATTAAAAATCATGGAAAATTCACTTCAAATAATGCACGAACGCCGACCCGAATTATCAAAAGGTCAAAACAGTTTATTGCTATTAATATCTCATTGTACACTTAATAATCAACCACTATTATTTGACAATCTAATTCATATTTATTATAAAAACGTAAAAAAGATTGTTGAATATCCTGCCATCGAATTTGATAGACGAGGTCAAAAGAAGTTTGGACGTGGTGAATATGATATTATGGAATGTTATAATAATCAAAATTGTGTTTGGTTTACGAAAATAAAACCGCTGATAAAAAGTTGGTTTGTAAGTGCCATAGGATTGTTGGTTATAAAAGGTTGGTTGAGGGTTTTACCAGTTATTAATATAGATTAAATAATGGCACGAATTAAGCCACCCGAAGCAATACCGGGGATGAGTAAAAAGCTGGCAAGAAAGAAGTTTAATGAACAATGCGACCTTAAAATGGATTTGTGCCGACAATTGAGAAAATGCGAACGTGATATAATGAAATATTATTTAACAATGACTAAATAATGGCAACACTTGTAAAGATAGATCGTAAATCAATTAAGAGAAACCCACGGGCGCATTCAATGCAAACTCAAATTATGGGTGAATGGATGATGAGTTTTAAAACAGTTTGCACAAATGAAGATATTGAAAGGATTGAAAAACTGCAAACTGAAAGAGAAGTTGTGATTATGGGAATGGATTATCCTGATTGTAACGGACTAACGAAAGTTTATGGACTTATTGAAACCCCAGATTTTGACGTTACAAAATTACCGGGCAAATGGGATGTTGAAAGCAATCGGGACATCCAAGTTGTTCATCATTTACCCGAAAGCGAATGGTTTTATAAATACCAACCAACAAAAGTTCAATGCGAAAATTGCAAGCGGAATGTTTTAACAACCAACATTGAAACCGATTGCAACGATGATGGATGTTGGGATATTTGCCCATATTGTAACGGTGCAGACACTTTCGATTTTGAACTGGAAGATATTTACAAAGTTGTTAAAGAAATAAAAGCATGAAAAATTACACCGAAGAAGAAGTTGCAAGGTATTGTATTGAACAAGATGCTTATTTTACAGAGTACCCAGAGTTTGCAAAATTAACCACGCTATTGAACATCGAGGTGTACACATCACTTGAAGATGCCTACAATGATTTAGTAGCCCATATGCACGGTCAAAGTCCAATACTTTCAAGGTATAAGGGTGGCGAGTATATTCCAGTTGAGGAAACAACCTGTCCATCATGTTATGGAAGTGGTGAATGGGAGGCTGAATGTTGTAATGGTACAGGTGGCTGTTCATGTCGTGGTAGAGCGGTAAGCATGGGAAGATGTAATGTTTGTCATGGTAAAGGAACGGTTATCAAAGGCGAATACAACAGTAGTGCAAATTCTGACTATATAATGAATTCAGGAGCGTGTTTTTTAGGAAGTGGCCCAACAAGTGGTTATTGGTCAAAACAAAAAGCATTAGGATATTATAACAAATAGCGATGAAAGAATTTAAAGGAACTAAAGGCCATTGGAATATTTATCACGATGAAAAGAAAAACTTGATAAGTTTACATATAGGCGAATCGACCGATGAAATTGACTTAGGCAATAACACATATTTAGACCCTACAATTTGTGGAATATGGTATGATGATTTTGATAAAAGCATGGCAGATGCAAAATTGATGGCATCAGCCCCCGAATTACTTGAAACGTTGTTTGCATTTATGCGATTGCGCCCCCTAATTGGATGTGACAATGATATTATAGAAAGCGAACAGCACTTAATTGAAGCACAAGCGGTTAATGCTGTGTACGCAAAGGCTGAAAACATACTTAACAAGGCATTAGGACATTAAGAAATTGGCATCTCTGCCAATAATTGTGATAAGGTTTGCCGTTAAAGTCGGCGATTAGGTTTGAAAAGCAACACTCCAAAAAGTTGCGTTAAGGGGATAGGAAGCACGAGGCCGATTATCCCTTTATTTTTGCAATCTAATTTTTTGTAAATTTGGGGGTGCAGGAAATCGAAATTATTATAAAGAAGGAAAAGTTCCTTCCTGTTTACCACCATTTATTAGGAGACGAAATATTTGACATTGACCTGATGTGGGGAGGCCGTGACTCTGGCAAATCCCGCCATATAGCAATGCAATTAGTAGTTGAATGTTTACGGGCTGATTATTTTAAATGTATATTAATACGGCAAACATTAAATACGGTTGCAGATAGCCAATTTAGTTTAATAGAATCAGTTTGCGAGCAATGGGGAATTTCTCATTTATTTAAATTTACACGGTCAAGGTTAGAAATAATTTGCGTATTAAACGGTAATGGTTTTTATGGCAGGGGTTTAGATAAAGTAGCCCGTATAAAATCATTTAATAATCCGTCATGCGCCTGGATTGAGGAACTCGCAGAAATATCGGCAAGTGATTTTGTGGTTATATTAACATCCTTGCGTACTAACAAAGGTAGGGTGAAGACATGGGGATCATTCAATCCCGAATGTGACGTAAATTACACAGATTTTTGGTTATATCAAGATTGGTTTAGTCATACCGAAGAAAAAAGTTTCACATGGGTTAGAACCATATCAACTCCAAAAGGGGATGTTGATTTTAAAGTTAGGGCTACTCATGCAACTTACCGTGACAACCCATACGTTGACCCACAGCGTATGGCCTTATACGAAAGTTATAAAAGTTCAAAAAATAATGCCTACTGGTACCAAGTCTATACTTTAGGGAATTGGGGATATAGAAAGCCGGATGGACGTTTCTTTAAATGTTTTGACGATGGTGTTCACACACTTGATTTGCTTTCAATTCCGCAAATAAAAGAGGGCGATTGGACGTTGCACATAACAGCCGATAATAACGTTGCTCCGTATGTAGCAGTTCAGATTTGGATTGTTGATTTGAAAGGTAAGGCATTACTTCAAATAGGAGAATTGCCATGTATAGAACCGAATAATACAGCCGCAAAAGCGGGTAAACAAGTGGTTGATTATTTAGTAAGGAGAAATTATAATGACAAGGTATATATTTATGGTGACCCATCCGCAAATGCAAAAAGCACCACAGATGATAACGGATTATCATTCTTTGATAAGTTTATTGGAGTAATTAAAGACGCTGGCTATGAGTACGTGAATCGTGTTGGTAGAAGCGCACCGAGTATTTCCCAATCCGCGTCTTTCATCAACGAAATATTTGAGCACAATTATGAAAACTGGAAAATATACATTGATAAAAGTTGCGTAAAAAGCGTGGAGGATTACAATATGTGTGTTGAGGCCACAGATGGATCAATGATAAAAAAGCGAATAACAGTTAAGCAAACAGGAGCGACTTATGAACGATGGGGCCATTTTTCAGACTGTTTTAGGTACACGGCAACTACGATTTTAAGAGAAGAGTATACTAAATTCTTGCAACGTAGAAGTGGTGTTCCAAGACCGGGAGGCGTAGCAAAGGCATTAAGGGTAAAACCAAAATTAGGTTAAAAAACCCGCAATTTCTTACGGGCTTTTTATTATCTTTACCGTTGACAAAAACTTCAAGACAATGGCAAAGATAGAAAAAGAATTAACGCAAGAGTTAGTAAAATATTTATTTGATTATAAAGACGGAGTGCTCTATTGGAAAAACCCGCAAACTAATAAAAATAAAGTAGGTTCGATAGCGGGATACATAAATAAAAAAGAGTTTAGAAGCCGAGTAATGATAGGAATCGGCTATAAAAGATATATAGCGTCAAGATTAATTTTCCTATGGCATCATGGGTTTTTACCAAAGTGTGTTGACCATATAGATCGAAATACCCTCAACGACAGAATCGAAAATTTAAGAGGTGCTACCAAAAGAGAAAATAGTCGAAACAGAAATCCAAACATTGGTTCATATTCTCAATATTTAGGCGTAACATTTCATAAAAGAGATAAAAAATGGCAAGCTCAAATAGGATTGCCAGAAAGAAAAGGTTATATTGGAGTATTTGAGAAAGAATCTGACGCTGCTTTAGCATACAACAAAGAAGCAGTTAAATATTTTGGGGAATTTGCTAACTTAAATATTATTAAACCGTGACCGCAATTTTACAATTAAACCCCCTTATAAAAGTAAAAACACCGCTTGGCGATGGCTATGCGTATTTCATAATCGATTATACAATCGACATTAATTCAATATGGATTGTGCGTTTAGATAAAAATGGACAAGTAAAGCATATTGAATCAAACGATATTTTTATAGATTCAAATCCAATGCTTCATCAGCCACCATTAGAAAAATAAATTTCATAAATCATTCAAACAAAAACGCTTACATTTACATTTAAAAATTAAAAACACATTGCAATGGGAACAGTAATTAAAACATTAACAATCACGACCGATGATTCAGGATTGCAGGCATTGGTAGACCAAGCCAACGATTCAATCGGGCAACTAAATGATTTGGGTACGCAGGGAACTTCAATTGTAACTGCCTTGCAAGCAACCTTACAACAGATTGCTTCATTTAGTCCACAAGCCGATGTAACAATCGCAGATGCGACACCAATACCAGCACCTACTCCGGCACCAGATACCGACCCAAACGACACGGTGATTGCGATATCGTAATCATAGTTGAGGAAGTAGTTGAAAAAAAGAAAAAAAAGCGGTCTAAAAAATAGGCCGCTTTTTTATTTGAAAAAAAAGTGAAAAATAATTTGCATGTTACGTATTTATGCGTATGTTTGTATTGTCAATCAAGGCAAATAAAAAAACGTAAATGGGGGACGGCATATACCGAACATCTTTAGTTATGGCTCAATGCCCAATCCGTATTTCTTTGTCTACTTCAGTTGTATCTGTTAAAGGCAATAAAGAATTTGTTTCGTCTTCTTTTATTGCAACTTTTAGCAATGGTAGCCAGAAAGTGCTTAACCGCAAACAATGGCTTCCTATTGGCCTTCGCAAAGAAGCCGATAAAAGTGAAGTGCCTTTGTTTAAAGAAACTTGCAGTTTATTTTGGAAAGACTGGTCAATAGTTCCAGTATTTGGCTCATGGGAAAACAACTTCCCTGAGCCTATAATTTCTGTAGAACTGGCAAGTATGCTATCTCGTAATAGTTTATTAGGGTTATATTAAAAGATAATTTATTTTAAAAAATAAAAAATGAAACACGCAAGACCAGATTACAACCGTATTCAAGACCCCGAAAATAAAATACCACAGGACGAGCCGGTATTCTTATTACGAGGGCAAGACAAAACAGCACCACAAATTTTAAGGTTGTGGGCTGCGGCACAACGAAATAACCCAAAGGTTGACCCTAAAATAATTTATATCACTGAACAGCATGCTATTGCTATGGAGAATTGGCAAAAAGAACATGTGGAAAAGTGGGCAGACCTTTAAAACACTCTGATTTGCCTTGATAAACGTTTCAGGGTCTGCCACCTCGCTACCAACATAGCGGGGATTTGGTGGTACAAAACAAGACTAAAAATCATGAAATCACACACAGCAGAAAGTTACCCGATGCTTGCAGATACGGTTAGGGTAGTAAATGAAACGGATTTTAATTACAACAAGGTTGGTAAAATAACCAAGCATCAAAAACACAACGATGACGGCATACCGTTCTTTGTAACCTTTAATGACGGTTGGGAGGCTTGGTATGTGGGTTATGAACTTGAAGTGCTTAATCGTTAAAAAAACATAATCATGGATAGAGAAGGACAATTTGATAGCGAAAGCGAAATGAACAATTATCACGCACATTTAGAGTGTTTGGCGAAAGCAAAAGCATTATTCTTTCACCAACATTGGGGACAAGAAATATTTTTAATGAACGGGGGCATTCCCGACTTTGACCCAACATTCGAAGATTTTATTAACGGGGGTTATTTACTTCTTAGGACTGTTAATCAGTTGACGGATGAAGAAGCGAAGCATATACTTAATATTTTGGTTTTAGGTGATGGCAATTTATATAGTGGATTTACTGATTGTACTGTAATTAAAGCAGGGTATCACTTCGTTTTTATTAGGTCTAATGGTTCAATAGAAGTTCAGTTGAACCAACAGGTTATAAATGTAGGCTCTTTAAAACTAAAGGCCATAACCGACTATCTAAAAAATATCAGCATCCTTTTACCATTCACCACAATAGATGAAAACGGTAAGCCTATAACAAAATCAGTTGAAGAAATAATTGAATTAGGTTGGGCGAAAGTTATAGTAGCATGAAACTATCCGAAGATGAACTATTCGACCAACAAGAAAAAGAATTTGCCATGTTCAATAAATACAATGGGTGGCGAACTTGTAAAACTTGTGCTTATGCGATGCCGTTTTCGGATTCAATAGTTTGTGGAGTTTGGCATTCAACGTTTAGTTATGAAAGTTTTTGCGATAAATATAAAACCCAAGACGAACGAAACGAAGAACTGGAAGTGATTAAACAAAGGCATCTGGCCGACCCAAATAGTCTTTACAACCGATTAAAAAATAAAAAGAAATAAAATGTTAAAATCAGCAAGAGTTAGACAATACGCACACGGTAGCTTTGAAAGTGCTTTAAGTGCAATCCTAAGTGATGGACACGGGGAGACAACAGAAATAGAAACTGGAATTTATCTTGTACCACATCACAATTTTGGTAATGACATTGCCAATAAAAAGAATGATTATTTCACATTTGGAGATTATGAACTTTCCCCCTATGGTGTATGTGATACAATTGAACAATTTAAACAGAAGTACGCTTATTGGTTGGAAGCACCCAATCTAAACTTTTGCATATCGTTCTGTAAGGTTGTAAAATCAGAACAACCAGAATGGGATGGATGGAGATGGCACAAATGGGGTGAATATATAGGAGAATATGAAATTACTTGCGAATACCTGTTCGATGAACCAATTGTTGAAAGTGTGTACTGCTATCATGTTTATGAACTATTAGACTAACCCACAAAACAGATATGAACATAGAAACCGTAGATGAATTAGCCGAGCAAATATGTGATTGGGTTGGCTGTTATGGGTGTTGTAAAACAGCCGAAGAGGGTAAAGATTGTTGCAGTGAGCAAAGCATTTTTTGTTGCCGTGTAGGGGCTATGATGGTGTTACCAGACCGAATAAGAGATGCAGTTAAAAATGAAAATATGTTATATCCAAACGAATAATTATGAAAACAAAATCACCACATGATGCCCTTATTCAAATAGATGGGCAATTATATTTTGCAGACGGTAACTTTTCATCATTTGATTTAAAGTTTGTAAATGCTTCAAATATTGATTTAGTCGGATATTCGGGTTCTTTAAAAGAACTATTTATTAGGTTTAATGATAGGAAACGATACATTTATAAAGATGTAAATCACGATGTTTGGGATGATATGATTTCATCTGAAACAAAAAGCATTGGTTCATTTATGGTTCAACGGGTAAAAGGATGTTTCAGGTATGAAGAAATAGAATGGGGATTACACAAAGCATCATTGACAGATGTTTGTAAGCATTACCGAACCATGCAGTATAACCTTGATACCACATTAGGATGTTGGGCTACGGATGCCTCAACTATTGTAACAGCGTTAATAGGTAATGAGAAGTTCGAGGAGCTATTTTGGCAGCTGGAATATAGCCCGATACCTGATAATTGTCAACGAATTAAATAATGAAAAAAGCAGTTGAAAAATTAGCCGATTCGATAAATGAATCCGGCAATAAAATAACATGGGGTTTGCAACCCCTCCACATTGAATTAATTGAAAAATATGCCGAAAAATATGGAGGGTATAATTACCATGTGTTTAAAGAAGTAGCCAAGCAAGTATCATGGGAACCAGTAACATTAGCTTGTTATTTCTTTGAACATGAAACCCAACAATTAAAAGATAAAATAGTAAAGCTTAGTAATACCATTCACGAACTTGAAGTTGAAAACGATAATTTAACAATGGATATTGAGGTTAATAAATTCAATAAAGGACTTTAACGATGGGAAAACCAATAGACAAGGCATTTATACAAGCAAAAATAATGCACGATGAAAAGATTGAACGGCTTTTTAAAAAAAGAGAAACCATTAACACACAAAACAGAAAGTTTTCAGAAGATTTTATTGAATTAGCACGGCACAATTCCTACGCCAATAAGATTTTACACATGGCTAATCAAGGATGCAATCCGTATGCAATGATTGAAGAAATGACCAAACATTATGTTGAGATTGAAAAACAAAACCTCGATATATTGTACCAAAGAAACCAATTCGCACCACCAAATCCAATTGAAGTACCTTATAGCAGTTTACCAAAAGAACTGAAACAGCAAATAAATGTTAAGAAAGACTTTGAAAAAAGCATTTTATTTAAGGTATATAAATTCTTTAAGAAATGAAAACATGGAAACCATTTGAGGATGAATGTGACCGTTGCGGTTGCTCACCAGTTGATATATTAACAAGTGCAGATAATGGATTTGCCTATGATGGTGATAGTGCACAATGTTTTGAATGCGGATTATGTGGGTGTATTTCTTGTGATGAAAATGATAATGGAGATGGTATCGCATGGGTTGTTTGGGATGATTACGAAGACAAAGAAGATTAAAAAAAATGAAAAAAGATTTTACAATAACCGAATTGATATTACTTTACAATTATCACTTGCAAAAGGTAGAGCAAATGCGTGGCAAATTTAAAGAGGGAATGGTACGGCACGATTTTATAGCTGAATGTTTTGATAAAGAAATATATAAATGGCATTCTCAACATTTGCCAGAATTTGAAGATATTGAAACGAAAATATTAATAGACAATCCATTTGATAAAAAATGATAAAGTATATATTAATCGGCAATCTACGATCAATAAACAATGTCATCGAATATGACATGGGAATGCACCGAAACGACCGAACTATTTGTAAAATAGAAAGCGTGTTTGATTTAGAAAAAGTCAGAGGTTCGGATTTAAAAGGTGTGCAATATAAATGCGTTGGGAATTATAGAGAAATACCCTCATACAATCTTCAACAAATATTTGATGTATTAGAGTGGCGAAACGTTACAAGAGACCCAAACTATTAAAATAAAAAGGGACATTCTCGCTCGTGGTTTTTAAAACCCTCATGAATGCTCCCTAATCCATTTGAAGCCTCAACCAAAATTGAGGCTTTTTTTATTTGATAATAAATTTCTACTTTTATAAGCGAATCAAAGTAAAAAAATGATACGCTTAACTACTCGTCAATTTCTTAGCAAAGATTTGGGTTTAACATGGCAAAAAGCCTACATAGACCACAACGGTTATACCGCAAGGAGTGTGTTTTGTTATTTATGTGATATTAACGCAAATTGATATGAAAAAACATTTGGTAAATATTTGGTACTATACGCCAATTGGTAATTATAATTTTGTTGGGTTAGTTGATGAAGTTATTGGAGATAATGGTAGGGCTATTTTTTATCCGCAATCAATCTTCAAAAAAGTTTTTGGGTTTGAATTACCTGTTTATTCACGATTTACTTATTAAAATAAAAGATGCCAGCAACATTAACCCCACAACAATTAGCAGCAATGAATTTCGGATATTTGCAAGGATCGGATTTAATTCGTTGGGCATCCGTTCAAGTTTTGACGAAGCAGTGGGAAGTGAATAACAATTGCCTAATCGATGGATGCAATAATGCCTATTCAGAAATGATAGAATATTTTGCAACCAAATATGATGTGAGACGTGAATTCAACATGATTTCAGGGCCTCGCCAATACACAGTTGTAAAAATGACTTCCATAATGGCGATAAGAGATATTTTGGGCAATATGGCGGGAATAGGGCCAGTAACCCAAGATAATTACAAATGGCTTGATGATAAAATTTTAGAAATACAGCAAGGATTATACACATTACCTTTGTACGGAGTTTCAATAGTAATAAATTCGGGGGCATTTTTAGTGCCTTCGAATTATAATAATTTAGGATAATATGAGAGACTTCCCATTCATGTGTTTTATAGGCTTTATGCCGACTGCAATTCATTTTGGGGTATGGTGGCTGCCTTTTATTGGAATAATGCTGTACGTGGCTTATTTGATATGTAGAATGGCATTAAAAATATTGTTACTTTCGTAAGGGAATAATTCAAAGATAAGTGGGAAAGAGCAAACGGGGGAGAAACAAGAGCAGGGCACATTTAGGGCAAATAGGAACACCGACAGGCACGAACATAACAGGTTCTACTAAAGGAGGCGGTGGTTTTGGTACGGTTCAAAAGAACGCAAAAACAGCTACGGGCAGTCCACGTGTCAATCCGTTTGTCATTCCTAAGTATTCAGGTCAAAACGTTGGGTCTTGGGTCTATCCATCTTATTATCAACGAGAATGGGATACAGGCACATGGAGGGATGCTTGCGATCAAGCCATCAAACAGGGCTATACTCAAAGCTATGCAACCCTAACTTCATGGTGTTACGAAAAATCCCCTTTCATTCAATCGTTATTTTTAAAGTTGGGAATGGCATTAGACAAAGTGCCGTTTTACTTCAACAACAAGAACGGTGATGAGATACCTGAATTAACGCAAGAGCTTTGTTCTAAGCCGTGGCAAATGCAATTGAGACGTGAGATACTATATTCTTACTTTTGGGGCTTTAGCGGACTTAATTTTGACCCCTACACCGAAAAATGCTACAAGTACCCAATGCAGCAAATAGACCCAATCAACAGAATGCTAAAGGCAAACACTTTTTCATTCTATGATGGAGAGATTTTTGATGAAAACGACAACTTACTTTTCGTACAGCCATCGACCAACTATGAAAGCTTCTTAGGATGGATGCAGCCCATATCATTTAAGTTCATTCAAATGAACATTAATAGTGATAACTGGTTGGCAGCAGGGCGTAGATTAGCATTCCCATTACTAACAGTTGGTTACCCGCAAGATGATGGAAGTTTGGATGCAAACGGCAACCCAAGAAACGATTATAAGAACGATGCCATTGCATTAGCGACCAATATTGACCCCACAAACGGGCTTGTTTACCCATACACAATAGATAATGACGGCAAAATAGTTAAGTCAATAGAAATTGATTTTGAAAAGCCGGGAACGTCATCATCAATGCACAAAATTTACCAAGATTTTGATAGTGATGCAGAGGCCGACATTGAAAAAATGGTTTATGGTAGGGCAATCACACAATCCAATAGTAAGGGTGGTAACAGGGCTTTAGGTGAAGTTGAAGAAAGAACATTAGATGATAGGGTTGCAGGGTTATTGCCTTACATTTTAGCGGTTTTAAACAGCGATTACCTAACTAAAATCCAAAAGTTCTATAAGAATATACCAAAAGACGGACTATTTGGATATAACACTTCAAAACCGCTCACTTATGCAGATATGCAAATTGTATCAGCCGTTGCAAACGAAAACGGGTTTCAGTTAACGCCTAAATTCTTCATTGAAAATGGATTACCACAAGAATACTTTCAAAAAGCACCCGCACCAAAACAAGATCAACTTGTAAAACCAGATGCCACTTTTCAAATGGCCGAAAAAAAAAAGCGGTCTTTTTAGGTAGCGAGTATGTAAACCTTGCTCCAAAACGTATCGATAAAAAACAGCAGAATCGAATAAATAAAACCATTTCCAAGCTAAACAAGATTGCCGATGACGAGCATAAGTACGTTTATGACGGTGGAAAGGGCATTTTTACCCCAATTTACAAGCAATACAACCAGCTTTTTCAAAGTGTAATCAAGGAAAATACAGGGATTATTGAGGATTTTAATAATTTCAAAGACACTTCGATATACGAGCGGTTTATGTTGAACAGTTGTCAATTTAGTGCGAGTAAAAGTTTAGCAGAATCGAAAATGTTGCAGTCACTTGTTTTCGATGAGGACAAAGTACGAAAAGGGTATTCAGAATTTAAAGCGGATGCCAAAAAAGTAACCGACATATTCCAAGAAACTTGGCTTAGGACAGAATATGACACCAGTGTTAGGCAAGCCGTAGCTGGAGAACAATTCAAAAGATATAAAGAAGATTCCGACATTTTCCCATACTGGAAATATTTAGAAACAACTTCACAACATCCACGGGAAGAACATCTTTTACTCGTTGGTAATATTTATAAAATTGGTGACCCCGAAGGCGATTTAATATACCCACCAAATGGTTTTAATTGCGTGCCGGGAAATACAAAAATATTAACAAAAGATGGATATGTTGAAATTGAAAAATTAAATATTGAACAAACAGTTATCGGGGGTAGTGGAAACGAACGTAAAATAACAAGAGTGCACAAAAATCCGTTTAACGGTAAGTTGTTTAACATTATTAAAAAAAACAGTAACGTTCTTTACACCCAAAATCACCGTGTCCTCACTATTAAAGGATGGGTTAGGTCTGACGAAATCAATGTCGGTGATATACTGCTTAATCTTAGAAAGAAAGGGTTCTTTAACGCAATCATTCCCTATATAAATAATTGTTATTCCACGGGACGCTATAAATTCATGTCTTTCATAATCAAAAGGCAAGCGAGAATGGTTAAAACTTTCGATACCAATATTATATTCAGGGATAAAAACATCAATCCAATATCTACCAACTCTATGATTATGTATGGCGTTAAATCGACTGAAATAATCCAAAATAATACCCTCGCAACGAGAGGGCTTAGCATTAGCATTCATATGCTTTTCAGGATTTTTTGCATAAAACTCTGTGGCTATTTTAGAGAGTTTAGCCCTAACCTCTGGTCGTCGTGCAGCGGTATTGATTTTAAGTTTTTCAGAAACAATTCTCAAAGAAGGAGAAGTTTCTTTGGTCTTTCCAAGATTAGGATGAGGGACTTTAGTAACAAAGCTTCTCATGCGTTTGCCTGTATCGTGTTTCCGTTCATCTGCTTCTATCCATTGTACCTCTACACGCTCGGTAGGATTACGCATTGGTATGTTAAGTTGCCTGAAGATTTCAGGGAGAACTCTATTATTTTTAAGATTCCATCGTTTAGAAAGTTTTGCCATAGGTTGGAGTTGCAAAGTATAGAGTTCATTAAGAATCACGGTGATGCTGCACCCCTCAATGGCTTCGATTCTTTCTATATGGCCTTGTATAGAATATACTGTCATAATGTAATGGGTATAATTGAAGATGTAAAGATAAAAAATTATTCAGACTTCGTTTATAATTTAACAATTGAAGAAGATGTAAGCTATATTACCGAGACAGGAATTGTGCATAATTGTAATTGTAGTAGCGAACAACTTAGTGATGCCGATATAGATGAAGGGGGACTATCGGTAAGAACCACAGAGGAATCCAAAGAGGATTTAAATGACGTACCACCCCAATTTAGATTTAATTCAGCAGAAAGCGGAATACTACCCAAAGAAAGCCATACATACTTCGAAGCACTCAAAAATGCCAATCAGGCGGATGGGAGTTTGTATGAAGAATAAATAAATTAAAATAAATTTGCATGCTACGTATTTATCCGTATCTTTGAATATCAAATCAAGGCTATTAAAAAACGTAATCATGAATCGCACCACACAATTCAATATCACACTTGCAGAAACCAAAACATTTTTGGGTGTAACTACCATTGTTAATTCACGTCCGTTATATTATGAATATGTTTCTAAATACCGTAGAATAATAGTAACGAGCGAAACGGGTAAAAACTGCTTTAATGAAACGGTTGAGTGTTTTATAATTGAGGTATCTTATAAGGGAGTTGGCCTAAAAACATGGTCAAAAACATGGTGTAATAAATCAGATGCAATTGCGTGGGCTAAAACCTATGCGGAAAATAGAGAAATTAATATAGGGGGGAGAATGACCATAAAAGAGGCAATCGGAAAACAATTAATTTAACGCAATCAGATGGGACATATTTTAATCAAACTTAAATCAACACCTGAAATAGAAAATTGCTATTTAATTTATTCAACTATCGTAGACGCACCTATAACATACGGAGCAACAAAAAAGCAAATAAGAAATTGGTATAAAAAGGAATATGGCAGACAAGGATTAGAAGGTATGGATAATAGGTTTGAAAAGGCAGAAAATAAAGATTGGGTGATGAGGGTTATCGCTTTAAATAGAGCGGGTGAGAATGGGAAACACTTATCTTATAAAAAAATGACAGAACATTATTGTAAATAACAGCACTCAACAAATAAAACAAAACAATGAAAACCACAATCAACATTAATGGTAAGGACGTAGAAATAACCTTAACCAAAGAACAAGTAGAGAAGATTAAAGTTGCCTCTATGAAAATTACAGACCGCCTTAAAACATGGGAGGACGCTTGCCAAATAAAAGGGATTGACCCAATTAATTCGCTTCCATATCCAGAACCAGAAAATGATTTTGAAGAGGCTATAAATGGAACCGCTCAAATGTTCATCATTGTGGAATTACTTTGTGAGGGGTGGAAACCAGATTGGAAGAATACAAACCAATATAAACATTTTCCATATTTTAAGTATTCGGGCTTCGGCTTTTCGTTTTCGGCTTCGGGTTACTGGCGCGAGCTCACGACTGTCGGGTCTCGCCTCGTTTTTCCAACTGCGGAATTGGCCGAATATGCGGGTACTCAATTCATTGATATTTACAATAAATTTTTAACCAAATAACAATCACTCAAATGAAAGTTACAGTAACAATAAATAATAAGCCTGTGGAAATTGAATTAACACAAGCACAAGTAAATGCGGTTAAAAAGGCATCCGAAAAGATAACCGATAGAATTAAAAACTTTGAGGATGTTTTAAATGAGTTAGGTATTACAAAAACAAAATTCGATAACTCGAACACTTATTTAAGCAAAGACGAAATAGCATATCGTAAAATTAAAATGATAGCACAGGTTTTAAATGAGGGATGGACACCAACTTGGACTAATTCAAGTGAGTATAAATACTTCCCTTACTTTGAATACAAATCGGGCTTCGGCTTTTCGTTTTCGACTTCGATTTTCTGGTACGTGCGCACGATTGTCGGGTCTCGCCTCGTTTTTAAATCGAGAGAGTTGTCGGACTATGCCGGAAAACAATTCCAAGACATCTACAAAGAATTTGTAGATTAATAATTAAGCGTTGTATGGTGGATTCTGAACGAGTTCTTTCAGGCTTCAGCTTTTAAAATAAAAAAATGAAAAATTCGAGAAAAAGAGGCACTAAACATTACGAATCAAAAACTAAATTATTTGAACGTTGGGCTTCAATGCAAGGACGTTGTAAACCAACACACAAACAAAGTAAATATTATTTCGATAAAGGAATTAAGGTTTGCGATGAATGGGACTCATTTATTGTATTCAAAGAATGGGCTATCAATAATGGGTTTTCAGACGAATTGCAATTAGACAGGAAAGATAACAATAAAGGATATTATCCTGAAAATTGCAGATGGGTTATTCCGATTATTAACAATTCAAATCGTGATATAACTGTATTTGTTGAATATGAAGGAGAAAAGATGCCATTAGCATTGTTAAGATTAAAATTAAACTGGGATAAAAAATATTATAGAAATATTCAGGATAGAATATCTCGGGGATGGACTTTAAAGAATGCTATGGAATTACCAATTAAGAAGTTTTCACATTTAACATGAGCATTCGCCCAAAACAATTTTATTTATACAATCAATAATTTGACAACTAAATAAAATCATAAGTATATTTGAACATGGCTAATAAACATCATTTCGTAACCCATATTTTAGACGACTACAAACACCACAACCATAGCAATGTGAAAGGTGAAATTACATTCCAATGTAAACCAGTTTACGCAAATGTTTTATTCACAAACAAGTCCTTACAAGCCATCATGAAGAACTCACGGGGATTTGAGCAGCTTGGGGAGGCCATAGCTAACCCTGACAGCATATTTTCATCATGGGTTGACCCAGATCATCAAACAAGCGTAAAGAGGGTTTATATCAAAGGAAAATACGCTGTTTTCACAACTGATTCAGTAATTACCAATGCATATTTAGTTGATGACGTAAATAGTGTTAAAGAAGGCGTTATGATTTTGTAGTTTGTCACGCTTAGATGTTATATAGATATGACACAAGAACAACAAATATTAGAAGGGCTATATAATATAGGCTTTCTTTTTCCAGACACAGCAGCACGGGTTGAAGCTTACGAAAAGTATCAAAAGGTTTTTGGCGACCCTGATATTAACTTTCCAACCGAAGAACAAGAATTGATGTTTGAAAAAATAATGTCACGCCTAAAAAATCGGGTGTAAAAGTTTATATATTTGTTATGCCGGATTAGGCTCAATAAAAAAATAAATGCCAAAATTATGTAGAACAAAATGGGTGGTTAACGAAGTAGTTGACTACGGAAAACAATTTGGTGGTGCATCCGCTAAAAGGGCTAAATTATCAAATGTTTATTCGGGTGATAAAAACCACGAAGACAATCAGTTTAGCAGTGCAACGCCATAGGGTAATTGTGAACAAATGATTACCAACCCCGAAACAAGTGACTTTTTTGAACCGGGCGTAAAGTATTATGCTGTTTGGGAAAGATGCGAAGACCAAAGTTAAAATGTTAGCGCCCAATCCCTACGAGGTTATAAAAATAGAAGAAGTGTCAAGGTATGATATAGGCAAAACTATGCATAAGCACGTTCGATATATTTATGCCAGTGGTAGGACGGAAATGGTTCATTTATTAATTCCAATTTGGGATGAAAGCGATTTACCACCGCCATTGGGAAACCTCAAAAAAGCTTACCAATAAACGGCATGATGTTATGGTCTGCTTGAAAAGTCTCGGTAATTCGGGGCTTTTTTTATTTATATTTGGGAGTGAAGAATTTAGCTGATTTGGCAAAGGACTGGAGTGAAGCACGTAAAGCCATGCAAAAGTCGGTGGAGGATATTCCACGCATTGCTGGTATTATTGCGGTTAAGGTAATTCGGGAAAACTTTAAACTCTCCGCATACGATAGTGGTATAGGAACCGAAAGATGGGTGCCCCGTAAACCGAGTACAAATGCCTCATATGACCGTGGCAAAACAAAAAATGCAAAAACAGGAAAATTATCAAAATATAGAAGTGGGAAGAATGGCACATATAAGGGTTCAATATTTAGTTCTGAAAATCCGTTGCTGATTCAGACAAGAGCGTTAATAGATTCAATACAATACCGAGCAAATAAAAGAAACGTGTTCGTGGGGGTAGATTCAGGACTTGTACCATACGCATCTGCGCATAATGAGGGGAAGAATCACCAACCAAAAAGGCAATTTATGCCTTACGGCAACCAAAAGCCCACAATCAAAATGCTACGAGCCATCGAAAGCCAAATAGTAAAAGAGCGTAATCAAATATTAAAAAAATTCAAGAAATAAATTATCTATATTTGAACTATGAAAAATAAATTTTTGGCGATTATAACCTTTATTACACTAAAGGGGAAACGGGTTGTTTTTTGAAAATAAAATCTAATAGTTTTTGGGGCAATTTTTCATTGCCTTTATCAAAAGAGATGAGTCATTCTTTAATTGTAATAACTGGTTGTGTAGTGATTGTATCTCTTTCGATTGTTGCTGTAATTGTTTTTGTGATGTGTCTTGTTGAATTGTGTGGCAAGTACTAATACCTGTTAATATTACTATAAGTAACGTAAAAATAGCAGTCCCCAAAAATATTTTTGTTTGCCTATCTAATATATCTTTTTGATCTCCCGAATTTTTTACAATTGCTTCATTTGTTTCTTTAACAGATTTATTTGTAGATATGCTTAATTGCCTATCTCGTTCCCTATTTAAACTATAAATACCAGCTTGTAATAGTGATACTCTCATTTCTGAATTTAACCATTTCGTTGGCATATTTTCTGCATTGTAAGCACTTATTTGTTTATCTATTTCTTTGTGAAATTTTATTTCATTTTCGATAGAATGTAAAAAATCTAAAACAGCGGTTCTATTAATATCAAAATTAAGTTTATCACTAAATAACATAGGAAAACGCTTATTAATAATCGGTTCAATATTGTTTGGGCCTCCTAATCCAGAATGCTCTAAAAACTTCAATATTTCTAATAATTTACTATCCATTGTTTTGAGGGTTTAATTTAATGATTATTAATAATTATCCAGATTCGGCAATTTCATATTTAGTACTCACCTTTTGGAAAAATGATATACTATAACGCTTATAGCTACCGCAGGAATGATTATTTACTGAATATTGAATTAGGTGCTTATACTACTTGGGACAAAATGTAAATAAAAAGCAACCTTTTAAAGGATAGCTTTGCACCATAATCTATAACCGGTTTTATTAATGTGTATTCCATCAATGGTTATAGATGGAATTATATATCCGTCATAACTCATCGTTTTATTTAGGTCAATAAATTTCAAGTGTTTTATCGAACATATTTTAATTATATTTTTATTGATGCTATCAATCTGAATATTTAAATCTTTATGTGCTGTTAATAAAGTGCTTTCCATTACAGGAACTACATTATGTTTCTGCAAGGTATCTATTAAATCATTTATATTTTGATATGTTCTTTTTAATGGTATTCCAACTTTAACATCATTAACTCCACCCTCTATATAACAGGTATCAGGCTTGTATACCAGAACTTGATTATTTACGATCTCATTATAATGGGATGTTGTAAAACCAGGATTGCCACATACTTTAAAGCTAACCTGTTTATGTAATAACTTATTCCAGTCCCCCATATAAGTTAGCGAGTCCCCGAAAAGAATAATTGAATAGTGTTGCGGGAAAAGTGACCTTATCTTAGGATATATAAAATATCCGGCTATGCTAATGCAAGCGAAGTTTAATAGCAATGAGGCTATTATTAATTTTCTTTTCATTTTGTGGTGTTTAAGAGTTTAAAAAAGTATGGCGTAACAAATCTTTTGCTACTCAAGGGACACCACATCCCTACCCGCAAAAAGACAAAGCTACGCCATGACAGCGTACTTAGACTTTCTATTGCGGGTTGCTATTAAATGTGGTGTTTTAGAGCAGCAATAAAATCAAGTACAATATTTTGATGTAAATGTAAATATTTTTTAGAATTTACTTACACGGTTAAAAAATGTAGATTTGGGTATGATAAGAGAAGATTTCGATAAAATAAAAATTATAGACGTTGAAATAAATAAATACAAAGACCAACCACCTACTCTTTATTTAATAACGGGAAATAAAGAAGATGATTTGTTTTTAAATCAAGTACTGCATAGCAATACATTTGAATTTGGAATAAATGATGAGAAAATATTGTATTTAAACTTTCCTGACCCCCATTATGGTATTAAACTAAAAAGACTATCAGAAATTAAGGGACATATGCAAATTGTTTTGCGAGAGGTGAACTTTCTAAATACTCTTTGCTGGGGACATAACGAAACACCACTTGTAAACTTTTCAAATCGGCTTGCATTTCCTTCGATAGATGGATTGGTTTAAAGGGGATTGCATCGGCCATCCAATTTGGATTATAGGGAATTAAAGCATATTCATTTTTAACATCGCTCACAATATAAATTTATCATAAACAATAACTACGCCTTCATTGGTGTAATATAGGTTATAATTACCAAACCTAACAATAATTTAAAAAAAAGCAAAATAAAATTTGGGGTAATAAATAATTAGTGTATATTTACACTATGAAAGAACAAGATATATATTTCAAAAGTATACACGACTTTTTAGCTGTATTTCCTGATGAGCAAGCGTGTATTAATCATTTAGAACAAATTAGGTGGAATGGCAATGTAGTATCACCGTTTGATGAAACTTCAAAGGTTTATAAATGCAAAAACAATCGTTTTAAATGTGCCAATACCAATAAATATTTTAATGCAAGAACGGGTACTATTTTCGAAAGTTCAAATATTAAATTAATAAAATGGTTTTTGGCTTTATATGTTTTTTCAAGCCATCGTAAGGGAGTTAGTAGTATACAGTTAGGAAAAGATATTGATGTAAGCCAAAAATCAGCATGGTTTATGTTGCATCGGTTGCGTTATGCTTTCGGCAACAGCAACAATACTGATAAATTAAGCGGCGAAATCGAAGCCGATTGTACATTTGTAGGCGGCAAAACATCTTTCAAACACAAATCAAAAAGAGATTTAGATAACGCCAAAGGCACGGGAGCAATCAATAAAACTCCTGTTTTTGGAATGGTTGAACGCAATGGTAATCTAGTGGTTGGTAAAGTAGCAAAAGAAGATAAAGCCACATTACAGCCAATAATGAACGAATGGATTGAAAGCGGAAGTACACTAATTACTGATGGGCACGGAGCATACAAAAAGACAAAATTTAACCATGAAGTTTTAGAACACGAACAGGGTGAATACGCTCGAAAACATTATCACACCGCCAATATTGACGGCTTTTGGAGTCAATTTAAAAGAACTATTTGTGGCACATATCATCAAATTTCACCAAAACACACCAACGAATATGCACAAGAGTGTGCTTTGAGATACAACACCAGAAAAATGCCAACATCAACACGGTTCGACTTTATATTAGAAAATATGATTGGCAGATTAACCTATAAAACCCTAACAGCATGAAAAGAAAATATGTAAAAAAAGAAAAGGTTATTGAAGTAACCCCGATTAAATTAGCCGACCTCAATAAAGATTTATTATTTCTAACTAAAAGTAAATTTACTGAAAAGCAAATACCAAAAACCAAAGAATAATATTTAGCTTTGATTATCAATGAAAAAGGCATGAAAAATAAATACCCATTTGGAGGTCGAAGCATTTATGCACATTTTTCACAAATAATTTCTTTTAATATGAAAGAGCAAAATATAAATGTTGGCGGTAGAAGTTGGGGAAAAACAGCGACCGCTTATTCCAAAATAATAGAGAACGGAGATTATCCGAATGCCGTTAATTCGTTTCAAAAAGACGAAATATCAAAAATGTGGGCGGCTGGTAATACTTACGGGGCAATCCAAAAGTTGCAATCAATATTAGAACCGATAACTAAACCCGGAAAAACACTTTTATAGATGGATTATAAAGAATTATTAATGAAGTATATTCAACACGTATCGGGATGTGAGGGAATATCGTTTATTGACTATCTTAATGAAAGATGGCATGGTTCTGATATTGAGTTTACTGAAGATGAAAAGTTAGCTTTAGAAGAAGCAGAAAAAGAAGCCGAAATAAAATATTCATTATGATGCATTCAGATTTTTATTATTGGTATTGGATTAAGAAATATCAAATTAAAAGAATTGTATATAGATTTTTATGGTTACTTCACAAACCAACAATTATTACATCGAGGCATCCATTAGCCAATAGAATTAAGATATTATCAAATGATGGCGAAGACTTAACGTTGAAATATCAGACCATAATGGAATATAATTCCAAAACAAAAAAAGCTATTATTGTTAAATTAGAAAGGAATAATCAGGGTCGAATTAAACCGCTATTTGATGAAAATAAAAAGGAAATATTAGAAACGATTGATTTACCAAATTCTTATATGATATTAACATGAACGAGGAACTTAAATATCCATCAAAAGTATGGAACGGAAACGGAAAGCTTGAAGATGATACCGTTTATGTGTCTTTAAATGAAGATAAATCATCCGTTAAACTACAATCATCAAGACAAGTAATTACACTTGATAAGGAAGCATTAAAAACAATGTTAGGGGCGATTGAGGTTGACCGACCAGAGGGATTAATACCCGATGTAAACCGTTCAACCAAAGATTTACCGAAAGTTGCGTTACCGAGTGATCTATTTGAGGGACTTGCGGCAACGACAGAACCACTCGGCAAAGAGGGCAAAGAATCAGCAGCGTGGGAGGAGTTTTCAAAATCGGGATTGCCTGAAATAATCAATAAATTACTTTATGGTTTTGGATGGGCTTTAAAGTTTTTTAATGATGAGGGTGAAGGCTTTGATGCCGTGCCAATTCGTGTAGAATATAAAGAAAAGAGCACACAGCAAACCAAATCAGATGCCTTTCCACTTGAATTAAATGATGATTCACAAGCAATGAATTTAGAAACAAAATTGGGTAAAGTAGACGGTAGTGGTGGGGATGCCGAAGAACTTCGTGACCTACAAGATAATGGAGCATCCGTATGAGAAAAACAACATTGAAAGAATTAATCGAAATTGAATTTGAAAGATGTGAAACAATTTCACAATTCAAAAAAGAAGTATTTAGACTGATAGATACCTACATCGATGATAGTTCTCAATTATCAGATAGAAAAATCACAATAACAGCAGACCAAATAAACAAAAACTTCCTTAATAATTCTGGCATATAATTTGCAATAGGTAGTTTAAAAAACTATCAACCATGGAAAACTTAGTAGATGGCATCCCGTATGCTAAACAATTGACCGCCGTTATCGAGGCAGGTAACTATCCAACCAACGTCAGCGAGCAGAAACAGGCTCATATTGAACAATTATATCGTGACGGCCAAATTGACGAAGCTTTAATTCAATTGAGCGACATTATAGGCGGTAAAAACCCGGATGACGTAAGTAAGCCCGGAGTTTCAACAGAACTCCCTGATGGCAAAATAGCCACGGTAATCGATAAAGACAAAGCCAGTTATACACGTGACCCCGCAACAGATGAAGCAACAGGAGCGAACGTGGGGCCAGACATAGAAGCACATAAAAACGAGGATAAAGCGGGCAAAAAAGTAGTTATCAAAGACCCAACAACCGTTAAAAAAGAAAAAACAAAACTCTAATTTCCACTCCATATATTCCACTTTCCTTTCTCGACGAAAAAGCCTATTGAAAATATAGGCTTTTTTTATTTAGCTTTGAATGAAGATTTAAAACAATGACCAAAGAAACATTTAAAGAGTGGCTTGAAATAGAGTTTGAACGATGCAATAATATTTCCGAATTTAAAGATGCAGTTTGTAAACTAATTGATGTTTACGATAAGGATATTAGGGACGGGTTAAAAGCACTTTTTAATAATTACATGAATGGCGATAATGAAATAGATTTGGGAGATGTATATAATAATCAAGTGGAGTTATGATTGGAACAATCCTTAATTGTTTACTAAACGAGGCTCAAGCACTTTTTGAGGGTACGGGAGCACAATTAATGCTTAAGACAAACTTTCTCCCCAAGGACACGCCCGACAATAACGGGCATCTTCTTTTATTAGGATTAAATGATGCACCCGACAGTTTGCAATTTCCGGGAGGTTTGACCATGATGGATTGGGATTGGGGATTTGACACATATACCTATGAACCAGATGCCTATCATGACGACCCAACAAGCTATTCAGCCGACCTTTTAAGTTTTAATGATAAAGTACGTAGGCATTTTAGTTTGGGTTCCTTAGGAAACGGATTAGTGTTTCAAGATATGACATTGAGGCCAAATATCGTTTACATCGTAATGAACGGATCAATAACCTACAATGAACAAACTATAACAGATCAAACTTATTTTATTTCAACAGTCGATAATTTAAACTTTACCTCAACGAATGGAGGTTATGTAGTAGGAACGTCATGGTTAACACAGGGAATGGTTGATATTTTTAATTTATTTGGATTCCAGTTGACTTTTAAAGGAATTACAACCGCAGACCCATTAGACCAAACAGGGATTATAATGGGATATAAAATACTTTTTGCAAGTACGGCACTTGATGATAAAACCTTGTACACCCAAGAAGATGTAATTTTAAACACCATTACTCAATTAAATGAAGACCAAAACGTAATAGCAATAACGATGATAAATAGAGCGATTGACATTCCACAAGATGCGGTTTTGTTTATACCACCGGATACATTATTTGATGGAATTGGAATTTTACCAACAAGCGGAAACCCGATTATAAGCATGGGATTTGAAGTTGGTGGAACCGAAATATTGGATAATTTTCCACTAATACAATTCCGATTAGTGGAGTTGCAACAATATTTTGAAATTGGGACTAATATTTTTGTGACACTAACAGGAGGTACCGTTTCTGCTGACATTAGAGGAATATTTAATTATTTAGTACCACAAGGCGAGGATTAAAAACCTAATAGCTTTTTTTCATTAGTTACATCCACATAATCAACATCAACGGTGTTCTTTTCTTTTTCAAGACCCTCAACATAATATTCAAAAACATGGTAGGGGATTAATGCTGAAATCGGGAACGAAAAGCCATAAAGATTATCGCCAAATTCGGAATGTATATTTTCAACATGCTTAATTATCTTTTTATTCTTGTTCATTGAATGGCATGTTTGTTTTTCCTGTAAACCTATCTTCGGGATGTTCAACGTAGTAACTTTTAACATCAATTAATAAAACAGAAAGATGTTCATTGTCGGGTTCATCCAAAAAAGGAAAAACTTCAACATCATATAAAACTTTACTTTCTGTAAATTTAACAGCACGAATAAAGCAATCTCTGATTAAACCAGAGTGACCGAGATTAACGACAACGGCATCCCCTATTTTTTTGTCTGAATCCATATTAAAACATTTTTAAATTTATTTCGTTAACAATTTATGACAACTTCAATTTTACCCTTTTTATTTTTATTCCTTGCAATAATTTGCTTTAAAGCTATTGATAAGATGACGACCGAGGCTGCGTGGTGGTTAATGGTTATTATGGATTCACTTTCATGGTGTTTGACCATTTATTTTATGCGAGGACATTAAAGCCAAGTTGGGGGCTTTGTCTTGTCTTTAAAAATCTTTATATGTCCACATAATAGAGCCATAATAAATGCTGAAAAAGCGCCAAACCATGAAAGCAATGAAATAACCATTAAAAATCTGACATCAATCCATTCAAATTCTAATTCATTTTCATTACAAAATTTCCGGTAAGTCCAACGGCTCAAAATATAAGATATAATCATGCCTATGATGTAGACTAAAGCAATAATTATTTTCATTTTTATAATTTATTAATTGTGTCTATAATATCTTTAAAGTCTTCATTGGTATATTTTATCGAACCCGAAGCACTCCAAACTTTGGGTGATGACTTGGTTTGAACATCGGCAAAAACATTTTGAACATTTGTAGTTGTGATTTTAGGATTTTTAAGATTAAATCGTTTACCCCAAATAGTTAAACACCACTGACTTTTATATTCAGCGCGTTCAATTTGCATCCGTATAGAAGCACCGCCATTTTCCATAAAGCTAATATCCATAGGATGAGCGCAAGTAACCGAGTAAGAGACTTCATTGGTTACCTTGCAACCAAAAAGCCAAAGGAATTTATTTAGAATTTTTATCATGTTTTCTTTTTTTAATGAAATTTGAAATGGAGGGTAAAACAATCCACAATAAAAACAACAATAAAATCGCAATTGAAACTGGCATTATTTATGGTTTAAATCGTGGCCCAAAAAAGCAATATGTTGGGGTTGATTAAATAAACTATCATGAGTGTGAAGTTTATTATATTCAGAAAGTTGCTTTGAAAATTCGGTGGTTAATTCGGGTAAGTCGGTTACATCTTCGTAATCAATGTCTTCGGTATGATTAAATACATTCATAAAAAAATAATCCATAGCATCAGCATGATGAGAATGTGGTTTAGCTTTACGCCATTTTGTTTCACCAATAAATTCACGTTTGGGAATACCCATCGAACCGTTTATTATTTTAATATCAATTCCCTTTTTCATATTTATTTTTAAAATCAGAAGTAGTTAAAACACGAAATTCATTTTCGGGCAATAAATCGGTAACTACAATGTTCATAGCCCCAACCATATAATAAGAATTTGGGTCAACTGAATAAGGCTTATCAATATTGTTGGTTATATATTGGAAAACTGAATCGTATAAAATAGGATGAATGTAAATATTACCACCGATACGGAAAGCATCTTCAACCGCTTTTTTCATGTCAAAAGGCGGTTCGGCATATCCCACCTGAATAATTGAATTCCCTACATTTATTTCAGGAATCATTTTAATACTTCCTCATAGGTTTTTAACCAAATACCATTTTCTTTTACATAACCCAACTTATTAAAAAAGTTTTCAATTGTTTTGGGTTTTACAAGGCCAAGACGATAGCGAATAAGCATATTGCTGTAATTACCTTGCTCTATGACACCTTGATAAGGTTTCACTCTTTTTTTTAAATCTTCGAGTATATCTTGTTCGTTCATGGGGTATAAATTTATACTATTTATTTAATATAATAAAGTAATACTATTTTTTTTAATTATACAATACAAAAACACGACGCTATTTTTATATCCGAAATGCCGGGAAAGAGAATAGTATTTAGTACAAACACTGCAAACGATCAGGGATTTATAATCCCGAACGATGTTTTAGACTTTACGAGGTATAATAAAAACCCCGTTCTTTTAAAACAACACAATTGGGAAAGTGACCCATTAGGTCGAATGACAGACATTGACTATGAGAACGGTGAGTGGACAGGAGTTCCGGTATTTCATAGAAGCACGCCCGAAAGTGTTATAGCGAGCGATTTGTGGGAGGGCGGCTTTTTAACAGCTTGTTCAATAGGTGGTTTTAAAACCCTTAAAACAACAGGTAAAACAACAAGGGATAAAGACGGAAACCAAACCCCTGAAATATGGACGGATAAAGATGGATTAGCAGTAGCAACCAACTTTGAAATCTATGAAATAAGTATGGTGAGCATTCCGTCAAACCCCGATGCAGTTCAAAAGGCAGAATTATCATCAAAACAAAATGCCGACCTGAATGCAAAAATATACGACGATATAAATATCAAAATACTTGAAAAACAATTAACAACTCTAAGTACAAAACTAAAAAACATGGACGAGCAGGAAAAAGAAGCCGCAAAATTGGCTGCGGAAAAGGAAAAAGTGGAGAAGGAAGAAGCCAAACTTGCGGCAGACAAAAAAGCTGCCGACAAAAAGAAAGCCGATGACTTACCGAAGCCAATCGACACAGTAACAGAGGCTGAAGAAAAAACCGAAAAGAAATCGGGACTTGCATCTACCATAGCAGAAATGTTTGGTAAGGCAATGGATGCTTTAAAAGGTTCAAACATGAACGATGACAGACCCAAAGAAAAAACATTGGAAACCCCCGAGCTTAAAGGTCTTTATGATGTTGAGGATTCAAAAGAAGCCAAAAAGAAGCTTTATCAAGCCAATGATTTAGCTGAAAAAGTAGGCACTATGACCGCTAAAGCCAAAGAAGCCGAAAAAGCTTTGAAAACCGTGAAATTGGAATCAGCAAAATTAACCGCTACTCAATTAATGGCGGATGCTTTGGAGGCAAAAGAAAAAGCCGATAAGCCGGATGCAACCGACGAAGATAAAGACGAGTTCAAAGCCAAAAAAGAAAAGGCTGAAGAAGCTGTTGAATTATGCTCTGAATTAGAAGCCGACATGGACGACGACGATATGAGCGACGAAATGAAGGCCGCTAAGAAAAAAGAGAAAGAGAAAGAAAAATTGGCGGCTAAGTTAGCAGCAACTAAACCAAGACTTAAAACAATGGACGAACTTAAAGCCGATGGTGTTAAGCTTGCGGCAAAACCAAATCTTAGCAATCAAGTAACCTTTACAGGTGGTATGAAAAAAACCATGAGCCAATTAAAGGCTGATCCACAAGGTAAAAGATTAATAGAAAGAGTTCAAAACAGAGTTGAAGATACAGCACCTCAAGAATATGCTGCTTACATGAGCGCATGGCGTAATGAACCGAAAGTAAAACCAGTTTTTGATAAAGCACGTATCATTTTAGGTGCAACTGAAAACAACTGGCAGTCATTCCGTCAAAATTCACGTAGCAATCCGGGTGAAAGTGTTGACCAATTAATATCACGTTTGGCAGCAGGTAATGTAAACTGGTTGGATAGAAACGATGGTAATGTTAAATCACGCACCACGTTAACAGCAACCGACAACTTCCTTGCATCACCAGATTTGTTTGCAATGGACTTTCTTGATTTGGCGATATTCCAATTATTCAGGGATGGTAGCTGGAAAAATGACATTCCAATTTTTGGAGCGGAATCAACCGAAAACAATACAGGTTTAATATGGGCTAACATCAATTCGAACCCTACCATTTACAGGGGTTCACAACCAGTTAATCCAGCATCGCAACAATTCACGGATTTAGCAGTTTCATTGAACCTTACACCGTATTTTATGAACCCTGTTATTTGGACACCAATAACAATGGCTCAATTAAGGTACAACCAAATGGACACCCAATGGGCACAGAACTTTGCGGTTATGGGTCAGTATATTGATGATTTCTTGCTATACACGTTAGCAGCATCGGTACCTCACTCAAGCATTTTTTACTCAACTGGTGTTTCGGTAAGCCCTAACGGTGGTTTCACAACCCCACAACAAACCGTGTTTAATGGCAACCCTGATAATCCTTACGGCTTCTTTTATAGTCCATTCTTTCAAGGTAGTTTAAACAACCCAACGCTTAATGATATATTACTTTCACAATTAATATACAGCAAGCAAAACTTCATCCTTGAAAACGAAAAACCTGTAATGGTGCTTGAATCGAATGCTTATACATTAATTCAGCAAACAGGCCAAGCACAAAGCTTGCTAACAAGATGGGTTGATGCAAATGGTCAGGATCAATTAGGATTTTCACACACACGTTTCACTCAACGTTCAGCAGTAGCAGCATTTAACCCGCAAACAGCGCAAGTATTGTCGCCTACCTCAATTATACCTTCAGTAGCAACAGGAGCCAACTTAGGTTTCATCCCAAGCCAAGTAGGTATCGGTATTGCGAACTTAGACGTGTTTATGATACAAGACCCATCATCTTACGGTTACAAAGCTTCGGCAGATGTTCGTATGGGTATTACACCACTACGTCAAAACGGAAACGGTGTATCATTGTACGCATGGGGTCCTGAATATGTATCGTAAAACCAAAAAATAAAAGACATGGAACTAAGAACACACGAATTAAATATACCAATGATAAAGGCGGCATTATCTGTATATGCTGAAGTATGGGTACACGGAGACGGAAATATGTACCCTATATTTCAAGCAGACCCGGAAAAACCGAATATATTGGATGAAAGTAAAAACCATTCTGAATGTTTTAACAAGGGGCATGAAGATATGTCATACCGGGTTAAAATAAGCAGATTGAATATACCTAAAAACAAAGCGGAATTAGATCAAATGCTTGTTACTTCAAAATTAAGAGAAGATGCAGCTAAAAAAGGTCGCACCGACAACCGTGAAAGAGTTACCAGTTTAAGAGTAGATGACACTCATTATCGTGGTAATGACGTGGTAGAACCCGCTGGAGACATTGATTATACTAAGTATGTCAAAAAGTAAAGCTGAATTACAAAGGCTGTCAATGAATGCTAAAATGCAGCATGAAATGATGAAACATTACACATCAAATCAACCATTGACAGCCTTAAATAAAGCCGAAAATATCCAAAGTAGCGGTGATGTTATCGAACCCGCAGGTGAAATTGATTATAGCAAGTACGTTCGTAAACCAAAAAAGTAAATGGCATCGCACAACATTAATATTTCCGTAAACAACAATCAGATAGGAATACCAGCCAGTTCGGACGGTGTTATGATGATATTTGTTTGCGGTTTACCAATAGGAAACACTCTTAAAACAGATACGGCCTATTTACTAACAAGTTTGGAAGATGGCGAAGCATTAGGCATGAGTCAAGCATTTGACGAGGCCAACAATGTTTATATGTGGGGTCATTTAAATGAGTTTTACAACGGAAGTTTAAATGATGGAGCGTTATTGTGGTATGTGGTACCAAGCGTGACCAACAATTACACTCAATACGTAACAACCTCAACATTTACGGGACTTGTGCAATTTACAGCATCAGCAAACCCCGCAAACAGAGCTAAAATGATTGGATTCTGTTACACAGTTCCAACAACGGCAAATAGCGGTGCAAATCCATTTTTATCAGATGTATTAACAGCATTAGCGGCGATACAAGCAGCAGAATTATCGATGTTCACTAATTATTTTCAATGGAGTGCAATACTCGATGGAAATAATATGAATACGACTTTAAATTCAGCCACATTGCCAACGATGACAAACAAGCAAGCACAATCGGTAAGCTTGTGTATAACAGGAACACAGCCAAATGGAGTAGGTGGTGTAGGGTCGGCATTGGGTCGTTTTGCAAGGATTAGTGTAGGTCATGGTTTTGGTGCGGTAGCAGACGGCCCAGTCACCACCCCAACAGCATATTTAACCAACGGTATTGTAGTTGGCGAAAATTTGATTTCGGGAACAGGTGGCGTAATGCAGGTAGGACTTACATATATCGTTTTTAACGCATCCATTGTGTACAATGGTGTTACCTACCAACCGGGGCAATCATTTGTCTGTGTAACGGGGCATACAGCCTTTACAACGTCAAATGGTGGCTATGTAGTAACTGGAGGTACACCAGTTGGAAATCTTACACAAGGACAGAATGGCGATTTTACTAATTTAGGTAATAGCCAGTATATGTTCCTTTGCACACAATTTGGTGAAAGTGGATTTTTCTGGAATGACGGGGCAACTTGTACAGGAATACAATTTGCGGAATCACAACAAGAATACAACCGGGTTGCAAACGCATTGAGTGCAGATGCTTTAAGCTTTTTCACACAGTTTAAAGGTTCGGCATTACCATCATTACCGTCAACAGGAGCATTAGCACCGGGATGGATTTCAACACAGCAAAACATCTTTAATCAAACCTACATTGTGCCATTGGTAAACAATGGAGATATAGTAGGAGCGACATTAGCGATAACAGGGCCGACTTATAACGCTACAGGTCAAGTATTTTTCACGTTAACCATTACAAGGTCAACAATTTTAGGTAATGTAACAGGGGTGGTAACTTTTAGCACAACAACATAATGCCAAATTTAAATCAGTTAATAATTAATTCGGCTACCTGTAGCATATGGATCAGCATACCAACCGCCGCTAATCCATTAGGGCAATCATTCCAGTTACAAACCGTTCAAACCTTTGACTTCAATGACGGTGCATCTGGTGAATTGATATATGCCATAGGACAACGTGACCCGATAGGCAACCAATCCAACGAAAACAAGTATGACGGCAAAATATCCATGCAATTAGGAGAACTAAACGCCATACTTGGAATTTGCGGGTTAGCATCAGCAATACAGATAAACGGGGCGCAAATATCAGTAGCAGCCCTTACAGGTGGTTTTAGGAAGTCATATCAATCGGCAAATTGTAACACCGATTCAAGTTCAATAAAAGCAAAAGATAAAGAAACATTAGTTGGCCTTGACTGGCTTGCAATTGGCTTAGGAGCATAATTTATGAGCACATTTCAAAGAGAAATAACATTTATCAATCCGGCACATTTTGATACCGTGGAAAAAAAACACGGTGAAAAAGAGGAAACCAAAATGGCAACCTTTAAAGAATTAAGCAGAATTGATAAAGACCAACGAAAATTCCAGTTTTTATTAACAAGCGTTTTCAAATCAAAGGGTATTGATGAAATACAAATCGATCACGAGGTGCTTTGCGACATAACAGAACAAGCAATCCATGTGCTTTTAGTACCCGATAATAACTTTACAGAAACAGATAAAACACAATTTTTGAACGATAATATAGCTATTATACAGTTCGGTTTGTGGCTGATGAAGGAGAAACTAACCCCTTTTTTTACGCTGTTAGCAAGGAGTATAATAAAATAAGCGATAGCCAAGATGTGGCTATAAGAGAATTAATTGCCCGTGATGATGGTTTCTATAACAGAACATTATTCCGGGCATTTTTGCATTTAACAAAAGAGGAATGTGACAACATGAGCCAACAAGAATACATAGACTATTTAATAATGTTTAGAGAGGTTCTTAGGCTCATCCACGCCCCTTTTCTCAAGGAATTATAAATTAAATTGAAAGAAAATGGCCGCAGACTACGGGTTCAAAATTGACGTTTCCGGGAATTCTTTAAAACAGATGAAGGATATTGAAGATGCCATTAAAAAATTAGGTGGCACGGTTAAGGACACTTCATCAGATATTAAAGAAAATTTTGGCGGAATCGGGGAAGCTGCAAAATCACTTCAGAGTACGCTAATTGAAGCATTTTCGGTTTATGAAATTTATAATTTCGGCAAAGAACTAATGCACTTAGCCGCCGAATTTCAGGGGTTTGATAATGTAATCAAATATTCATCTGAAGGAATAGTAGATAATGCAAAAAATATTGATTATCTAAATGATGCCGTAGTAAGGCTACATTTACCGATGGAACAAGCCTTTCAAACATTTTCAGAAATGCAAGCTGGTTTCTTTGGGACGGGAATTGAGGGTGAAAAACTAAGAAAGGTGTTTGAGGGCGTTTCAGAGGCCGCAACGGTAATGCACCTAAGCCCTGATGCGTTTAGTAGAACCGCTTATGCCATGAAAGAGATAGGCGAACTGGGAACGGTTCAGATGCGCCAAATGAGGATGCTCGCTATGGCACTCCCAGGGTCTATGAATATTGCAGCACAATCAATGGGAATGACCACCATGCAGTTTCACGAGGCAATGAAAAAAGGTCAAATACAATCGAGTATATTTTTGCCAAAGTTCGCAGCAGCATTAACCACACACTTTAATCCGGGATTAGAAAATGCAGGAAAAAGTTTAATTTCTCAAATAAATGATGAAAAAAACTCCGTATTAAAAACCATGCTTGACATGGGCAATTCGTTAATGCCATTGTGGTTGGATATTTTGCAAACTGTATCATCGGTAATGCACGACATAAAATCATTATGGGATGGACTTACTGGTAATTCAAACTTTGTAAACTTTTTAAAAGAAGTATTTGATTGGGCGGTAAAACTGATACCTATTTGGTTGGCTTATAGAGGCGTTATGGCAGCAGTAGGAATTGTTACATCTGTTTTTTCGGTCGAAAATGGCATATTAACAGCATCATTGGGAGAAGTAACCGTAATGACCGATGGAGCAACATTTGCGTTTGAGGGATTATCTTCAGCAATTGCAAGCACAGGAATAGGAGCATTAGTTATAGGATTAGGGTTGGTGATTGAAAAATTAATCAGCATGAATGAAGAACTTGATGCGGCCATTGATAAAAAATATAAGTTATCGGAAAGTGACGACCAATTTAAAAGCTTAGCAGACCAAGCCGCCGCTATTAAGGAGCAATATTCTATTTATGACAAATTAGACCCGGATGCCAAATCGAAACTAAAAAATGATGTAGCCCAATATAATAAAGAAGCCGCAGGCAAAGCCCCTGTGTTTGATGTTAGACGTGAACATTTGGCACATGATGCACAAAAAAACAAACCGATTTTAGGATCGTTTATGGATAATTTATTTATCAACAAGCTTGGATTGGCAGCCGATTCTTTAAAGGAAAATGCTAAAACAATGGCTGGATACGTAAATTTTATAGCACAAGACAATGATTTTAAAAAGAATACACAAGCCATTCAACAAATGGCTAAAAAAATAGGTGCGCCACCCAAAGATAAATATGATTCATTTGGAGCGTCAAAAAGTCAATCACTCAATACTTCTAACCTTTCCGGTGCTTCGGGGGGACTCGGTAGCGCAAAATCTGTGTTTATTCGAATCGGTGTTTTACAGCAAAACAATGGCGTTAAAGAAAGTCAATCAAGCGCAGACCAAGCAGTACAAAAAATCATTGAGGCTATCAATGGCTTCGACCAATCGGTGAACAGCCAGTAGGCTATATACTTAATTAAAGTATCGTATAAAAACAAATAAAAACTTTCTCCTATATTTACAGTGAAGTAGATAAAGTGAGAAAGATATGCCTACAATAAACGGGGTTGAGATTGGTAATGGACTTCGGACAACTCCCGAACTGCCATATATAACCGATTTAGAGAATTTAGAGATACTTTATGCAGGTAAAATTTTACCGTTACAAGCGACTCCGGTAACAGCGGTTCCTATTGATCCAAATGTACAATATAATGGATTAACACTCCCTGCACAAAAAGTACAACCCGTATTATATCCTAAAACATTTACCGACCAAACAAACAATCCATCGAGCATATATTTTACGGTTGATAATAACACATTTATATATCTGCCAGCGAGTAGCCAAATAATACCAAAAGGTAAAAAGATACTTGCCGAAAGTCAAATTATAGATGGAGTATCGGTTTTTGAACATATATCAAGAAAGCCTTACGAAATAGATATTGAGTCAACCCTATGGCAAACAGGATGGAATGTGCCATTTCCGCAAGATCAAATTAACTTTATTTGGAATAATTTATGGTTACCAAACACGGTTTTTCATGTGGGGAATACATTTTTAAATGCGTTGGGAATATCGCAGGTAATTGTAGAATCCATATCACCAATGCCTCAATTGGGAAGTACAAAGGTGGTTTTGAAAATCAAGCTTTTTGAAAATCAAGTCGGCCAAACTTTAATCGTGTAATAATGTATTTTAACACGAACTTATCAGTAACAATTAATGGACAACTTTTGACCTCTGTTATCGAGGTTAAAACGTCTAATGATGCCGCAAAAGTTGGCAGTTCATGTGAAATAAAAGTCCCCCTAAATTCGTATATTTTATATTCAGACCCCAATACATTAACCCAATATTTAACTGCTATAAGGGTTGATACATTCCCGCAAGGATGCCCAGTTGAAATTACAGCATCCTATGACGGCTATCCAACCTTAACTATATTCAAGGGCTTTGTGTACGACTTTGTTTTGGGGATGCCAACAACCATAAAATGCCTTGATTATATCTACTTTTTTAATCTTGGAATATTTGGAGATAATAGGGTTTCAACCACCAATAAAAAGGGCAAAATAACACGTACAGGAACTGGGATAAATTACAAATCAATAACGTTGCAACAGCTACTGCAAAACCTTATAGACTTTGTAAATGAAACCATTTCTCAATTAACGCCAACTCCAATTTTGGGGCAAATACCACCGCCAAATCCAACTCCAGTAACTTTGATATTGCCGACCGTTGATTTAACATTGGTGAATTTGACTTTTATATCGATGTCACCCGCAGCGATTTTGGAATGGCTAAAAAAGGAACTCGGATTTAACATGAGTTTTTTCGGAAATCAATTATACGTTAATCTTGCATCACAAACTAATGGTCAGATAAATATAACAACAGATAGGAATTGCATTGGGTCAAAACTTCAAACCACGTTTCAAGGCTCGATAACGATTGATAACAGAACAACTTCAACAATGTATCAATCGGCATTTCAAAAAATAAGGTTGAGATGTTGGTTTATAAATAATAATGGCACTCGATTTTTTTTTGATATTGGGGACAGCAACGGGGTTCAGCAAGAGCACTTTTTTTACAAGGTACAACCCAATGGTAATTTATACGAAACATTAGCAAATGCCGCTTTATTAAAGGCTCAACAGCATCATTATAGGGGCGAATTGGAGTTGCTTCTTTATCCAGATTGCGATTTATTTTTCGAGGTCAACTATACGGATAAAAGATACCCGGAGCGTAATGCCGTGTACGTAATTTTAGGACGGTATATTGAAATTGGAGAGCGTGGCTTTCATCAAAAGCTAAAATTGGCATGGTTGGGTTCTATTAGTTATACAAATTCAAGCGGACAAACTGTGAATAGTTAAAAGAACTAATCTTCAATGGGATTTATATAAGCGAATTCTCCAAAATATTTTTTAGCCGCTTCATTATATGCAATGGCTGCTTCTTTTTCAGTTAGAAATCTACCCAATCCAATTCCTTTTCCTTTCCCAATGTAAATTCTGCTTGACCATCTACGACAAATATTATTAGATACCTTTCCTTGTTTATTTACATATCTTGAATAAGTAGTACTTCAAAGAAACACCACGATATTTTGATGTTTGATTTTTTGTGGGTGTTTTATTTCTGGAATTTTCAACCCAAGTGGCGGGTCTTAAATTTTCAATTTTATCATTAGCCCTATTTCTATCTATATGGTCGATATATTGAGGGAAATAACCGTTCTGATAGCAAAAAACTAATCTCGAAACATGATAACCATTTCCATTTATAATTACTCTATATCTTCCAGTACTTTTGTGGAAACATCCAGCCAAATCCCCAATTTTTATACTGGTGTTAAGACTTATTTTCCAATAAAAAAATCCATCTTTATAATCGAATGTTGCTTTTAAGAATTCTTGAGTAATCCCTATTTTTTCTTCCCTACTTATATAAGCGGGTTTTTCTTCTATATTTGTATCCATCTTTATTTGTGTTGCTACGGTAAAGATACTGAAAAAGTCCTTGATTTTTATTGAGGGCTTTTTTATTTATATTTGGGCATGGATGATTCATCTCTTTTGTTCGCCTCAACACTTGCGAAATTCGTAAACAACCTTTTACGAGCGGGAGTAATTATTGATGGCGTTGTTGAAGAAGTGAACGATAATTTTACTTGTGATGTATCTATTCAAGACGTGATTTATTCTAATGTCCCGATAGCTGTTTTAATAGGTTCGCAAGCAAGTGATTATCAAATACCCGTAATAGGTACATCGTGTCTTATAACATTTATAGATTTTAATCGCGGACTTCCAACAATAATATCGTTTGACCAAATCGATACATGGAAGATAAATTGCAAAACATTAGTTGAATTTAACGGTGGTGAAAACGGTGGCTTACCATTAAGCCCAAATTTAGTAACCCGCTTAAACAAAGTAGAAAACCAAGTAAATGAAATATTAGGTATTCTAAAAGGCATTAACGTGGCAGCAACACCTTTTCCATTTGCACCACTTTTTTCAAGTGTAAACAATCTAACGCCAACAGTTCAAAACGATATTCAATCAAAAGTAATAACTCAATAAGATGCCATATTTAATTTTTAATCCAAATACGCGCGATTTAGAGACAGCACCGGACGGTTCAATAGCAACCACTACAACCGTTCCATCAGCACAAAGAGCGGGTATAATTTTAGAGGCAAGATGCTTTAATGTTTACCAACCGCAATTTGGGATAGGTTTCAATAATCAAGTTTTGGGCGGTAATACATCACAAGCCGCTTTCCAGCTTAATAGATGTATCTCCCAAATAGCCGCCGATAAGGGTTCGGCATCGTGGCAAACATTACCAAATCCTGAAAATGTGCAGTTTGACTTTTCTTTGACCGCAAATTATTCTCAATAATAATGGCAACAACCACTTTGCTTCAAGGCCAAAATATTACCGACTGCATATTAAACGCAACTGGAGATATAGCCTCATGGAGTGATTTTTTAGATGCCAACGGGTTTAATGAATGGAATCCATCGCTTTATAGTGGTCAAATTTTACAGGTTCCAATTGATATAAACGCCAATACCGACATTATAACTGCACTTGCATTATATCCAGCCGTTAACTTTTCAGTACCCAATATTGACAATCAAATAGCCGCTTTATTTACTGAATTAGAAACCGCACCAACCGTACCATTACCTACCGATAGCATTCCGACCGTTCAAAACATAAATGCTACTTATACCTACAGCCAAAATGAGGAATTTTTTGATGGGGTACTCAATTCCACAGGAGATATGGCAAATTGGGGAACGTTGTTGCAGGTAAATAATTATGCAGATTGGACACCATCTGTTTATTCAGGATTGCAAATCGAAGTACCAACAGGACTTTCAAATTTGAATAATTACAGGGCATTAACGACCTATCCAGCAAATAATTTTTCCGTTCCCGATATTGACAAACAAATTTTAGATATATTTGAACAACTTAACCACCCAAATGATTGGATACTGCGAAACGGGGTGTGGGATGGAACGGGATTTTGGAGAGCCTACGGGATTTGGAAAACAATTTAAAGAATGGCACAACAATACATTTTTTTGGGACAAAATGGTGAAAGCGCATTGACTGTTATAAATGATAATTTTACGGAATTATATGCAACTTTAAATCCAAATGCTCCTATTATAATTAATTCCATGTCACACAATACTGCTGTTAATTTTTCAGCAGGTTTTTACCTATCCCAAATCTTCATAACAAATCAAGCAGGAAATATTACATTAAGTATAGGTACAAATCCGGGCGGTGGTGAAATATTGGATACTTATGAAATAGCAAGTTTTTTCACACCAATTTTACCGTCACAATATTTTCAAAATTCGGGGACATTATATTTTACAATTGACGGTGGAATGGGCGTATTGAATATTTATATATTTTACTTAAACGGGATAGTATAATGGGAAGTTTGCAACAAATATTATCAAATCTATCTTTGTTAAACTTCAACGCGTTGAGTGTTGCCGATCCTGACTATCAAATAGCATCGGCTATAAGCCCAATAATTGACAATACAATCACCGAAATCAATAATACGGAGTCAACCATCACTAACATATTAATATCGCAATACGGGGGCTTAAAATCGGCTTATTATGCTGCGAATGCGTTGGCATTTCAATACGGATACAATCTAAGCGTTAATAACGCCATAAATCCAGCTACGGGTGCGCCTTACCTTAATTTAATTTATACAACTATTGATACCACCGCACAAGTCGTAAAGCAAGCGGCATTTCAACAAGTACGGTCGGGAAATTCTATTCAAATGTTTTTGAAGATTGCGGGTGTTGATAGCACAACAAATCTATTGCAACCACTTTCAGACGTGCAATTTGCATCTTTTTCATCTTACATGAACAATTTCGAAGCACCGGGATTGCCATTAAATTTAGTTAATTTACCGGGAAATATTTTAAATTTCAACGCAACGGCTACTTATTCGGCTGCTTATGATTTATCAACCATTCAAACAAATATTGCCGCCGCTTTAGTAGCGTTTCAAACGGTAAACGCTCCATCAAACTTTCAAACACCATTTCAATTTAACGGGGAATTTTATACAGGTCAACTACAAGATTATGTGGTATCAACGGTGCCGGGAATGATTGATTTTTATATTTATAATACCAGTTTAGATAATACGCCGTTTGCAGGAAGTACCGATTTAAGCAGTGGTTACTTCAATTACTTTACAAATATTATAAATAACATAAATTACAGCCCTATAAATTCATAAAACAATGCGGTTTCGTGCAATAAATTTTGGGAAAATGCTTTATTCAACGTTAAGAGCCTATTTTAGCGTGAATACAAGCGGAAAACTAAACCGATTATACCAATATTGTGCATGTATAATTCAACCATTAGTTGCTCCGTGGGATTCATTTCAAACCGCAAGGGTAACCAATGGATTAATAGCAAATACACTTTGGCAAATAGGACAAACGACCAATGTTTTAAATTATCTTTTTGACCAGATTGCTAACAGTATTTATATAACACAAGCATCAAATATTATCGTTTCGGTAACTGGTTTTGGTTATACAGCTATACAACAAGTAAGTGGTTTTGGAGGCAGAGCGGTACAAGTAAGGGGATTCAATGACCAAGCTGCACAAAACATAACAACAATTAATATACCGAACTATGTAAATTTATCGGCAATAACTGCAATTATAAATCAAATAATTATTGCGGGAATTCCGTATGAAATAGTTACATTTAACCCGATAAGTTGATAGAGGTTAAGGATTTAGTGAAAGAGATAAAGTGAGAGATGAGTAATCCAGTTTTTCCTACGTTAAGAAAATTATATCCGGGCATTGATAATCCTTTATTTTTAGGGGATATTCAGGTTGCCGACCAAAACGCATTATCAGCACTTTTATTACTTTCGGGTTGTGATTCAGGTGACTTTCGAATTATCGGGGGTCTTGATTATATTTTAGGCACTCCAAATACCTATTCTCCGGGTCTAATTTATTTTAACGGAGATTTTTTTTATTCAGCAAATGCATTTAACGAAGGGCTTTATTTAGCCACATCTTATGTTGATGTGCTATTAGAAACGTTCGACGATACAAACGCCCGTAATATTTATACAAATCAAATAGCCACAAGCACAAGCACTCCGACTGGAAATACCCCACAATTCACGGGGGATATGAACAGTTATAGAATAAATAATAAATATCTCCAAAATCAATTATTGGATGTTATTGCCCAAATAAACACCTATGGTACGGCGGCACAGGCTAATTTAGGAACTGGAACTGGTGAAGTTTTAACAGCCGACCAAACATATACGCAATCCCAAGTAAACGCATTGCTTTTACAAAGAGCACCATCAACCGTAGGCAGCATTGTATTTGTAAGAGATATTTTAGGCACATTCGATTCAAATTTTGATGGAACAGGATTAGGAATAGTTTATCCTTGGTATAATTCATTAACAGGCGAAAGATGGGCATTAACAACGGGTACAGCAGTTGCGGGTGGCCACACAGCCCCAAATACAGCGGGACAAACATTCATAGGACAAGGAACTGATGCGGGGTCTCATACATTTTCAGATGGAAATTCCTATGGGGCTAATTCATATCAATTAACGCCAAATAACATTCCGCAATTGGAAACACGCTCAAAATTTGCAGCAACTTCCGGTACGGGTCAAAATGGATATGCTACTGTGCCTGTTGCAACCACAGCACCCGAAGATGTCAACGCAGGATCGCCAAATACGGCACTTAATATGATGCAATCATCTACAGCCCTTTATGAAGTAATAAGATTAGTATAAAATGAAAAGATTATTGTTTTTATTTTTGTTATTTCCGATTTTGGTGAAAGCTCAAAGTCCTGTGATTATCTCTCAACCTTATCTATTCCAAAAATATATTTCGGTTAAGGATAGCGCATTCTTAACGGGGACATTATTAAATGCCGATAGTTCGGCTAAATTCGCTACTACTAAATTTGTTAAGCAGAACATTAGAGCAAGTACGTTTGGTTTGTATCAGTTACTAAATGGGGGGAATACAATTACAGGCATACAAAATTTAACAAGTGGATTGTATTTATTTGAATATGGTACTACACTTAATTTTGAAAACTCATTAGGTAATGCTTCCACCGCATTCAAGGCAACGAGCCAAGCATCAGGCAATCACATATTGTATGTGCCTATGAATATTACCGATACCATTTCTACGAATGCGTTTGTAAGATCATTGGTTGGAACGGGAGGCGTAACGTCTTTTAATACAAGAATAGGGGCTGTTGTTCCACAATCAGCAGATTACGCTACATTCTACTATAAACAACTCGTGCCGACAGCAGTTAAAACAGCCGCTTACACAGCATCAGCACAAGATTTGGTATATACTAATACAACAAGCGGAAACGTTCCTATAACACTGCCAAATGCACCTGTAAATGGTACGTTGATATTAGTTAAGATGATTACATTGGGTGGCGGGAATGTAACTTCAATAACAACATCAGGAAGTGACGTTTTTAACAAAACAGGCGGATCAACAACACTTACGCTGTCTTATGTTAATCAAGGGTTGCTATTACAATACAATTCGGGAATATGGACGGTTTTAAGTGATGATTTGCCTGTGGGAGCAGTAACATCCATAGCCTCATCATACGCTCCGCAAAACTATTATTACACCGCAACAGGTTCAGAAGGAACAAGTATAACCATAAGCAGTATAATAAACATGGTGGTTACTTCTATAAACAGGCAGGGTTTAGAATTTCAAAAAATCACAACAGGTTCTCCGAATGGGAATCAGACTTTAGTAAACGGTTCAACAGGGGCTTTAACGTTTGCAAATGCTTTAAATTCAGGGGATGCCATTCATGTTACTTATGCCTCTGCCACAAGCCCAACACCAACAGCACCAATTGGATTGCAGATATTATATGCCGCAAATTACGCAACGGCATCAACTTATTTTACCGGATCAAACACATTATTGGTTGTGGTTAAGAACGATGAAGTAAATGGGGGTACAAACCCGGACGGAAGTTATGCAACTACTATTTATACATACAGTTATAATAATTCAACAGGCAGTAAATTATTCTTTGTAAGAACAGCAGCACAATAAAGATATGGCATTAACCCCGATATTCGTAGTAAACCAAAATGACCCTAAGAATCCACTTGTAGTGGAGCATTATGGTATTATTGATGCCAAAATTAGGCGTAAGGTTGACATTGCAATCCCCACTCAACTAACGGGGGCATCTTTAACATCCACGATACAGTACGGACTACCCGAACTTGATTTATCAGAATACGAAAGTATGATATTGTCGGTGGTAAGCGAGGGGTTAACATACACCTCCGCTCCGACAGGACTAATAGTCACCGTACAGGGATTGTCGCCACGTATGCAAAACTATTTTACATTGCCTTGGACGGGCAACCCGTATACAGTAGGTTCAATACCATCATCTCCTATAGGTTTTGCTGTATTAGGGTCTATAATATTTCAAAAACCATTATGGGATAGCATACGTGTGGGGATCAGCTTGACAAGTGGTGCATTCACAGGTGGTAACATTTCAATTGAATTACATTTATTCTCATAAAACATGATAACAGTCAAACAATTTACAGATGCTTCATTTTCATTTACCAATTCGGCTGGCAGTGGTGCAGGTTCATGGGCACCTGTTTCTGATATTGGTGCATCTAACGGGGCATATAATGCCACATCTGTTTTAGGTGATAAATTTACACATACATGGTTTGGAACAGATCTATATATGTACATTGGAACTGGGCAAAATGGCGCTGACTTTACAGTAACTACGGATGGAGTGACCAGAAACTCAATACAAACTTGTAATTCCGACAAATCAATAGTGCCGCCTATGTATTTAAGAGTTCCGGTTGCTATTGAACGCGGGCTAACTAACGGCTCTCATACAACAGTTATACAAGGTACAAACTCATTAGGTGGTACTGGCACATCATTATATATTAATACTGCTTTTTGGGTTGATAATAACAAGTTAGTACCAGGATTAAGCGGTGGTTACAGGACGCTGGGATGTGCGGGTGATTCATGGACTTTTGGAACCGGCTCATTAGAAACCAACGTACGTTATACAAATCTGTTACAACGGGCACTTTTTGAAAATAATGGGGTTGATTATCTACTTAATAATGTTGGTGTTTCCGGATCAGGAACAATAACTACACCAACTATCAATTTAGCTTCATTCTTTGATCAGGCAGTAACATTACTAACCACTTCAACAGCAACCGTTCCGAGTATTTTTACTTTTATGTTTGGTATAAACGATGTGTACTATAATAAATACTTTGAATTTCCGTCACAGGTAGTAAAGAATATACGGACTACATTGAATTTTATTAGTGATTCAACCGCCGTTTCGGGCACTACGACCGGTAATTTTGTAAATGTTGTAGCGGCTACTCCGGGATGGATTGCGCCATATTTTAAACAGGTGTTAAGCCAAACATCTGGGTCAACAGCGGGAAGCGGTACTAATTATATGTATGGTTATTTGGCATACGATACAATTCTACAACAACAACTACGCTCTTTATTCAGGGAGTTCCCTTGGCTTGGTATTGCTGATGTTTACAAGTCTATGGATAGAAATTCAGGATTAATACAACCAAATGGTCAGGATACGGGGCTTCATCCAAATAATGCCGGGCACTGGTTAATAAGCGATGTGTTTTACAGGGCTATAAATGTATTGAATTAATGAGAAAGATACTATTCATATTGCTTTTTGTACCCGTGTTTTGTCACGCGCAAACATATTTCAACCAAACTACACCTACTAATTTTTCAAACGGTTTGCAGGTAGGCGGGGTAATACCATCAGTTTCTGCTGGTACAAATGTTACAGTTACAGGAACGTGGCCTACTTATACCGTTTCTGCTACTGGCGGAGCGGCATATACTAACGGATTTGGCTTAAATTTAGCAAGCACAACATTTTCAGTTGATACTACACACATACAAACCATAGCTAATTTTAAGCCATTAGGGAATACATATTGGGCGCAATTAGCACGCAGCAATACGTTTTCAGTGTATCAACTTATAAATATAGCAGGATCAGGAGCAACTCAACACGCAATAGGATTGCAAATGTATAATGGTACAAATGCAACATCAAGCGTTCCAGTTCAAAATGGGCCGTCTATTTGGTTTTCTTCAAGAATATGGAATACAACATCTTCTTCTAATAATAATATAGATTGGTATATATACCCTGTTGGAACATCCGGTGCAACCCCAACCGTTAATTTGGATTTTGGTTCTACATCCGGTAACGCTGCAACATTAACTCAAGCGGGAGTTTTTAGCGTTTTAAGCACACTTGCTGCCCCCACTTTGCAAACCACAGGAGTTGTTTCAACATTATTGAAAACAAACTCGAGCGGAGTTATTGTAGCGGCAAGTTCAGTAACAGATTATTCTCCTGCAAGCGGAAGTGCCAATTATTTTAACGTAGGAACGGGAACATTTAGTTCATCGGCACTTGCTTTGGCTTTATCAGATGAAACCGGAACAGGAAATGCAGTTTTCTCTGCTTCCCCAACATTCACCGGAACGCCATTAGCGCCAACCCCCGGTAGCAATATTAACACAACACAAATACCGACAACAGCGTGGGTAAACTCTTATTATCTGCCATTAAACGGCGGTACATTATCAGGGCCGGGCCAACTTAATGGAACAGCTTTTCAGGCGGGGTCGTCAAGCGGGTCATATACTTACACAAGCAATGCTGCATATAAGATTGTGAACGGTGCAATAGATGTTAACCATTTTACTTCATTGTCATACGGTTCACTTGCACTGGTAAATACGGCAGTTGGGACAGCTATAACCATACAACCGGGGACTACAACACCAAGTGCTGGTTATACGGTATCGTTGCCTAACAGGACTGGAACGGATGTGTTTGCGATGATTAGTGATATATCGGGTCTACTAACCAACCCTATGACAACTGCCGGGGACATTATTTATGGTGGCACAAGCGGAACGCCTACGCGGTTAAGTGGTAATACGACAACAAGAACTCAATTTTTATCTTCAACAGGAACCGGGTCTATTGCAACCGCTCCTACTTATTTTGATTTGTTCAATACTACAAATACATGGGTTCCACTCCAAATATTTAGTGGAAGTATTACTGTGCAAACCGGATCAGTTATTTTTACCAATGCTGGTAATACAGGACAGATATTAGCGGGGACGTATACAACTGGACATACCTACACATTACCCGATTTAACAGGAACAATAGCTTTAACAAGCCAAATTGATGCAGGAACAAATACATCCGCAGCACAAACCAATGTATCGGGCAGCACAAGTGGAACGGCTAAATTCAGCCAACCATTTTCGGGAAGTTCTTATAAAAAAGTTATAGTGTATTGCTCCGCTTTATTAGGAACTGCATCATACACATTCCCGACTGCGTTTACAAATACCCCCGAAGTAATGACGGGTAACGGGCCGTCATCAAGTATTGTAACATCTATATCATCAACATCAGTTACGATTACAGGTGCTACCACAACGGGTTTTATAATTTTAGAAGGCTTTTAATTTAAATGAAATACCTATACACGCTTATCGCCTTTATTTTTATATCTGCAACAATTAATGCTCAAACAAGATATATGTACTATGTAGATAGTGCAGGGTACACTCAAATAGCTACTACAAAAACCCCTCAAGTAGCCATTAGTGGCTACTATAACAACCTTACCATGCTTCCCACTATGAATAGTGGAATTACGCGACCCATTAACAGCACAACGTTTACTGTCAGTACAGCGAGAACGGCAATCGTTTTTTATAACATATCTATTGCTTGCACAGCCACAATAGGGGCAACATCAAGCGGTAGCGTGGCATTGCAATATAGCACAAATAGTGGAAGTACTTGGATAATTGAATCAACAGTAGCCAATTCAAATACTGTAACACTTGCTGTTGTATTACAGTCTGTAAACACACAAAGCGGCGTACTATGTGGAGTTATTCCCGTAGGCGCATTGGTTAGGATGGTAAGTACAAGCGCGGGTACTACGACTATAAGTTACCTTACCGGAGTTGAATATTATTAAAAACAATTTAAAACAGATATATTATGGCAAAGACTAAAAAACCGAAAGTAGTGAAACCAGATTTGGGTGGACCCGTTAACCCACCACCCCCGCCACCTATCACCCCATGATAAAGAAGCGTAAAAGCTGGATCGTAAGATGCATAGTGTGCTACTTCATATTAGCATCGCTGTGCATCTTATTGCAACATACCACTATATTTGCGCCTTATTTTTGGTACGTGACAATTGGATTTAATATTATCAGTTTATTGTTTAACTTTAAGATCAATAAAACAGATAAGGAAATGTGTTATATAGCATTTGCAATAGTATACAAAGTGTTTTGTTTAATGTATTATTCAGTGGGATTGGTAAGCAGTAATATGGAATGGATGAACGAAAATTTATTTTTTAGTTGCAGTATTTGTATTTCTGCATTAATTGGTATGATTATTTACAGACATAAGCATGAATCAGTATAAAATATTTATCCCTGCGATATTCGCCATTAGTTTTGGTACTTGTTTAGGGTTGTTCTTTCAAGGTTGCAAAACTCCATCACTAGCAACCACCCATACGGTATACATTCCGCAACCTACAATTATCAATAATTTTAAGCATGATACATTGGTTGAAAAACACATGACACCGGAACAATACCAAATGTATTTGCAGCGGTTTTACAAAGAAAACTTTAACTCTATGTTTGCCCCTGAGTTTAAACGATTGAGTTTAACAATTCAGGATCAGGCTGTCAGCATTCAGAAATTAACCGATTTAGTAAGTAATGTTCGTGAACGGTCTATACGAAAAACAGATAGCATGCGGGACATAAACAATAAACAGCAGACACAATTATTAGAATATCAGCGTGGTACTTATGAAAGACAAAAAGAGGCCGTTAAACAGAACAAATTGCAAATAGGAGATTTAAACAGCTTAATACGTATATTGCTTATTGGTGGTGGAGTATTGTGGTTAGGTATGTTAGGCTTGTTTATATACAATAAAATTCAATTTAAACGTATAACAAAATTATACAGAAGTATCGCCAATGACTAATGACAAAACCTATTCCGGAAGAGCCGAAATTCATAGTAAATGCAACCTACTTTCAAAAGTGGCTTGCTGGAATAGCGGTGTCTATGTTTATAGTGGTTTACATAACTGGTTGGGATTGGGTAGCTGATTTTTTTAAACCTGATTTTGTTACTGCGTTACGCTATTTACGGGTTGGGATTGCATTATTCGGGATTGGATTAACATCAATCGTTGGCTATCAACAAATAACACGCATGATCTCATGGCTTATTGATAGTTGGGAAGTGTACCGCAACTTACTGGAGTTGAAAAAAAATAAGGATAAAGATAAATAACTTCCTAATTTTACCAACATGAAAATCTTCATATTCCCCATATTATTCTTACTCTCCTGCAATCGCCCATTATATAGTGACAAAGCAACTAAATATGAAATGGCTAATATAGATGGGCTACAATGGCGTAGAGGTTTTACAATCATTCAGGATAGCCTAAAGTTCAATCCAAAAGATCCTTATTGGCAATGCGAATTTAAGTATGTAATTTTACAGGATACGTTACAGAAATGAAACCAAAAAACTATTTTTACGTAGGAATAATTATAGTTATATTAGCTCTATGTGTTATTTACAATAATTATGGAGTATGAACGTAGTTGTAAACAGGTTATTGCAAGACAATGACACCATATCGACCGTAGAGGTAAATGGTGTATTGAAATATTACGGCATTGAGATTGCTAAACCAATTCCATCCGGTACTTATAAGCTAACCAAATACTTTTCACCAGAACATCAATTTTACGTGCCATTGGTTAACAACGTGCCTGGATTTGTCGGAATTGAAATCCATGTGGCAAATACCGTAGCAAATGTGAAAGGGTGTTTAGGCATTGCTGACAACATAGCTTCATTGCAGGATATTACAAACAGCACAGCAGCAGTTAACGAATTTTACCCCTTGCTTTTTGCTGATTTGGATAAGTGGATTGATTGTTTTATTACCTATATAGATTTATATTAACATTTGCAATTTCAAACCAAACTTACTAACTTCGGGGGATGAGAACACGAAACTATATTTACGCCACTATAGGATGGGCGACTGTAATAGGGATTTGCTTGTTTGATGGGTGTACGCAGGTTGCGAGTGGACAGACGATAAACGCTGCCTATGTAAAACAACTATACGCCAAATATTCAACTCACAAAAGTGTATTTTGCAATTCATGCAAAGTATGGATAAACCCATATTATAAGTCAATTGCCGACACCGCAGCACACATGCCATTGGTTACTTATGAGCTATTTCATAAAGGCGAAAAAGAGAATGCAGTAAGCCGTACAGGCATTTATGCAGCATGGCATGGCGCAAACGGAATTGATAACGAAAGCAAAGCCTATACGGATGCAAATAAAGCCGGTAAAGGCGAGATAGCCAAAGGTCATGTTAACTGCTGGATCATGAATAGTTTTTGCGCTGATGCCGCTATATTAAGCGATACGTACACCTATAATGCCGCAATGGAAATGCAAGGACAAAACGTGGGGACAGAAATTAATACGGAGAATTCCGAGCGTAAATTAGTTAAGGCTGCCGATGTTGAGCAATACGGCGGTTGTTTTGGGTCACAGGGGGTTATTGACGGTGAAACAATTCCCGCTTACTATTGGAAGATAGTTATTTGTAACGGTGTAACCACCTGCTATTGGATGCCCAATTTGCAGACCGAAACGCAGATGGTAACAGCTAAAAGAGTTGTAACTTTGGCGCAGTTGGTTAGTAATTTGGGCTTTAATCCTTTAACGGTTAAATGGCAATGAAACCCGCCTACGCTATCGCCATATTCTTCGCATTCCTAATCCTCTTTTGGTTCGGCTGTTGGTATTTTGGGGTGAGGTAAAAAAGCCCCGCTATTGAATAGACGGGGCTAAATTTACAGGTGTTGGCGCAACCACGTGCCTAACCAAATATCATAGGTAAATTAGATTTAATCTTTATATATGTTAAATGCTGTAAAGCTGAAAAATCAATAGTCGGATTTTTATGCTTTTTTACAAAGTGCCACGTATCTTCAGTAACTAAATCATGGTATACGGTATTTAGCAATTGTGGGATGTTCTTACTTGAAAATCCATCGTTATCTAAACGTATCTTTTCTAATACTTTTTCGCATAAGGCTTCTGTTACATATTCATCAACTATTAAATGTTCAATAGGAGACTTCATGTTAGCATTAGGCGCACCCATTTCTTTAGCGTGTTTCTCCCTAAATTCTGAAGTAACAATTTTAGCCCATGTTGTTCGCCCGTACTTGTTTTGAAATGAATAGTTTTTAATTACAATTCCTTCACCGTTACCTTTCCCATCTTCGATGAGATAATTATTACCCTCTAAGTGCTTTACGAATCGTTCGTAGTCTCCGTTTTGGCAGATTGATAATGGTGGTATGTATTCGATGCCAATATCATTTAAAATATGTTGATATGAATTATAAGGTAAATACATTTCCAAAGTATAATCCATTACATCAAATACGTAAAAGTTACGCCATGCATCTTTGCGATAGGTTTTTAATGAGTGAGGCACAAGCCACTCACCATATAATACAAAATCGGGGTATATTGAAAATAGTTTTGTAAAGCACTCTTGCTGTAATGCCCATTCGTAAAACCCGGCATTATCACTTTCTAAACTTAATTGCCTTGTTCGAGATCCAGCTTGCAATCCGTCATCCCACCAAAGCGATGCATTTGTACCGTCTATTTTAGGAAAAATGTAAGTTTCGCCTAAATGGATATTCAGGACTTCGTCTGTACCAAATCTCTCAAGATGTTGGTATTTTTTAAATTCTTTCATGAAGTGTGGTTGCTTACATGGCACTATTGCCACACCACAAACCTAAACATCTTTTTTGATTTTAGGAAATAAAATGTAAATTTTGTCATTCTAAACCAATTGTAGTATATTTGAGTATGGGTAAAATGGCAGATTTATTTAATGACAAAAAACGGTTAAATAATATAACAATTAGATTTTGGAAATATACTAATAAACTAAGCAATCATGATTGTTGGGAGTGGAACTCAAAGCAACACAATGAGCACGGTTATGGACATTTATTTTCAGGCAGGGGAGTTATTATAAAAGCACATAGACTATCTTATTCATTACACATAGGGTGTGCTATGAATGATCAAGACAATTTACTTCACTCATGCGACAATCCAAAATGTGTTAACCCCTATCATTTATCAACAGGCACTCAATTAGAAAATATACAAGATTGTATAAGTAAAAATAGAAACTCAAAGCCTCCAATTAGTTATGGTGAGCAACATCACAACACAAAATTTAAAGAGTCGGATATTATTAATATATTAGCTGATAAAAGAAGTTATATGTTAATAGCTAACGATTACGGTGTTTGCGCCGAAACAATCGGTAGGGTAAAAAGAAAACAGACATGGAAATTACAAGCATAGACGAAGCAGGGTTAAAGTTAATTGAGGGCTTTGAGGGGTGCATACTTCATCCATACAAAGATCAAGTTGGTATTCCAACTCTGGGCTATGGTATGACCTATTATCCATCGACTGGCAAAAAAGTAACCATGCAAGACCCACCAATTACACAGGCACAAGCTGATAGTATGTTTCTGCAATTGCTAAAACCATTTGAATTAGCCGTATACTCAACAACCAGGGACGACTTAACGCAAAATCAATTTAATGCCCTTGTTAGCTTGACCTATAACATAGGAGCGGGTGGGTTTAAAGGCTCTACGGTGCATAGGTTGGTAAATGCTTCGGTTATTGGACTACCGTTAAAAGAGGCTTGGCTTGCCTGGTCTCACGCGGGAGGTAAAATTAATACCGATTTATTAGCACGCAGGACTAAAGAACTTAACTTATATTTATCATGAGCAAGGAATACACCGAAGGACAAGCCGCCTTTAACGAAAACAAAGGTCGTGGGAGTTGCCCATATCCTAAAGGCACGCAACAACATAAAGACTGGTTAGACGGCTGGGATGAAACGTCGACTAACTATAATGCGAGTAATATAATTCCGTAAAATCTATACATATCATCTCGCATATGCATAGATTATTGCATTTTTTATATATTTGTATTCACGCTTGTAGCAACAGTCGCTAAACTGTAAAGGCTGGGCAAAAACGATCCCTACTGCATACCATAAGAACTGCTTTAGGGACTTTTTTTTGTTTATTTGCCGGAAAATAGTTAGGTTTGTTTATCGGTAATTCAGCCGAATGTAAAATGCGACATTATGAAATATTCAGAAGCAAAGTGTTATGTTAATGCTAAACAAGTATGGAAAGATATTTGGACATGCACGTATTTTATAATTTCAGTGTTATTATTAATTTGTTTAGTAGCTAATGTATCGGGTGACTACTTTTCAAATTCAAGGAAGCCTATCATTGTAAGAGATACAATCTATTTAAAACAAGAGTGTAAAATCAACGGTCCTGATGGGTACGTAGACTATGTAAGTGAACAACACCCGATAGTTTATAGGATTCAAGGTGTAGGAAAGTACACTTTTACAATTACTAACCCGTAAGTTGAGTCGCATTACCTTATGCGGTTATTAGCCATTGCATTTATGTAGTGGCTTTTTTATTTATCGATTATTTGTATATTTGGTTATGGCAGACGAAACAAATATAACAGATACCAAAACAAGGGCTAACTTAGCCTATATTTGGAGCGTAGGTGCAATTGCGATGCTTGCGTACATACTTTATATGTGGGGCTCTCAAAAAGAGATCCTGACGCTTATAATAGGTCTTTTGGGTGGAACTATACTTGGTGGTATATTTGGCGTTTATTTTGGAGGTAGTACTACTGCTAAAAAACCTGATAATACGACTCCTGTTACTGGTGATAATACTACTGTGGTTAATAATCCACCTGTTGCGCCTTAACGAATCTTCTCATAAACAACACCGCAAATATTTTGAACATTATTAATTTTAGTAGCTAATAATATACCATCAACTTTACCAATTTGAGAATATAGGTATTTAATATAATCCAAAGGGGTATCACCGCCTTTCTCTTGATTGCAAATATTACAACATGGGTGTATATTTTCGTGATTAAATGACTTCCCTTTACCGCCTAACCTTTTAGGCCAAAAATGTTCTTTACTGATGTTGCCTTTATTTAATGCTGTTTCGCAATAACAGCATTTATATTCAATCTCTATTTTAGGCTGAATTTGCGTCTTAAACCTTCTGCCCTTTTTTGCACTCGAATATCCTGTTAATTTCATTCGCAAAGTAATTCTAATTTAGCTTCCCAAAAATCAACTGCAACCATATAATGGTCATATACTAAATAATAATCTTCTAAGTTATCGTATAAGTCCCAGGATTGCTCTGCTAAGTCCATATAGTGATGTATCATCCATAAACACGCTTTCTTTTGTTCGGTTACTCTTTCCATATCTTAATTTTTTAATAAACAGCCATACCGTTTGATATGGCTGTTTGAAAAAGCAATAGCAGGGGTTGAACCTGCATAGGGTTAATTTTATAACCCTAAAAAGTCAGCACTTACATCGTCATGCAGCAAGCTATATGATTATATTTCCCTCACATACTTTGGGTGCGTTTTCTCATTTCGCCATATTGCTTTTTTATCTTTTAAACTTTAGCTAAATGTGGATGTTAAGTCCATAGCTAAACAATTACTTACTACTCGCATAAACAGCCTGTGGCAATGCCAAAGCAGCTTGCAATGTGCTTGCTACTTTAAGTAACGGGGCTATTTTGTTAGTTATAAATGCTGATATACTATTGAACGCCAAAGTTATCTCGTCTGATGTTGATTTGCCGAATATGGCTTTAATACCGGCCTCTATTGCCGCTTCAGCATCTGTGATTGCTTCGTTAGGGAATTGCTCAATTACACCAATGGCCACTAACGCATCAGGTAAAATTGTATTTACAACCTCTTCGGCAAAAACACCGACCACGGGCATTTGCTCAATTATGCCTAATAATACTTGACCGCCTGAACTTTGCGTCCACGCCTTTGCCTGGTTTAGGATTGTATCGGCTTCTTTAGCCACGCCAACTAAAGCGCTTAATCCTTTTGTGAAATCTCCTTCAATTGCAGAAACTTCTTTCTCAATGAATTGCTCTACTACTGTTAATATATTGCTCATATTTTTTTTAACGGCTACCCATACGCCGAAAGGTTTTTATAAAGATATGGTTAATTACGGCGTTACTGCTAAAGTTGCTTTTAGTATATCATCCTGCATGTATTCCAAATTGGCATCCATACCTAATACATTTTCAAGGCATAGTTTACGTTGTTCAATACATGCCTCATTGGCAAATATACGCATAGCCTCTAAAATATAAGGTTTAATTTCATTTGATAGTTTATAAGGCATTTCACTTATCATGTGATCTAATACCTGCTCTGCATTTTTCATTTTTTATCGTTTATTTAGTTAAAGTTTCTTTCCCCAAATCCCCGCCAATAAGCCATGAGGAGGTGTGCTTGGTGTCGGATGTGATAAGATTAAATACAGCGTTATCATGCAATATAAATTCGTGGCTAACAATACTATCAGCCCATAAGCTATCTGCCTTATGTGTGCTATCTTGAACCCGTGCGCTATCAACCGATTTCACCCATAACAAACTATCTTTATGCGCCTGCGTTTCGTTCCATTCATGCGGCTCATTAAGACATTTTACACAATACAACAACCCGCATACAGCGAGGATTGATAGGATGGTTTTTAGGGTACGGGTCATGGCTCTGGGTTGCTAATAGTAATCTTAACATCTGCACCGACAATACCTTCAATTGCGTTTTGCAAATCTGTTTTAATGATGGGATCTAAAATAAACTGTTCAATATCTGCCGCCATTAAATCAACCGCTGCATTTATTGTGGGTCTTTTAAACAGAGCATCGGGCAATGCCAATTCAAGTTTTAAATATATCTCATCTTGATATGCGCCGTCATCTCGCTTTGTTATCCTAACATTTCCGTTAGACTTTACAAATAGGTTAAGTTTTAATTTCATTTTTTTTTACTTTTTCTAAGTTTAATTTTTCCCACTCTTCATAAGCGGGGTTAGTGTATGCACCTGTTACGTTGCCTAGGTTGTCGTATTGAAGGATTTGCTTGGATTGGGGGTTGACAGCCTTTTTCTGTGTTTCCATGGTTGGGGTTATTTGGTTAAGCGATGCGGGTAAAGGTGTAATTACCTTTCTTATCGGGTTCGCCAATATCAGATAATGCGATATTGGTTTTATTGCGCTTATTAAACCCATGTAAGCTATTTTTCATAGCGTAAACATCTAAAGGCTCAACAACTAATATGTCGTTTACTGCCAGGGATGCGAATTTGTATTTTGATCTTCTTGCCATATTATTTGTTCTTTACTGCCAAAAGCCGGTATTACCCAGCTTAAAACAGACCCTGAAACGTTTATCAAGGCAAATCAGAGTGTTGTTAATTCAAAATTGTATTTAGTTTTTAAAGTGATCCTATTTATATTCTTAACTAACGCATTATAGTGGGTTTTACAAAGCCATTCTGTTACAATACCACCATCCGTTGCGCTTTTATATTGAACCTGCTTAAAAGGTTTTTTATCACATTTGTAATAATAAATCCCTATGCCACTATCAAACGAAGATGTTCTATTGCAATTACACACGTTTTAATATTCTATAAAACCCTGCTTTGTCGAATTAATTAATGAGATATATTCCGATTTTCTTAATGGCCTAAAATCATCATCATTAAAGTATTTTACTATTGCTTCTTTTGAGCCATCACCGACCTTCATAAACATGCCATCTGTTAACATACTTATAAGCCCGTATGATTTATCGCCACCAACATTGAACCCGACTTTAAAAGAAACTGTACAAGCAAAGGATAAATCGGTAGTACCTAATGTTGATGAGTTTTTTATTACATATAAACCGCATTCTATGTCCTTGACATCCCATTTTGCGGTAAGCGTTAATTTCATAATATTTTAAGTAAGCCCGGCTTTTACACCGGGCTATTTGTTTTTAGCGTTTAAAGATTATTGTGTCACCCCTACGGAAAAAGTCTTGTTGCAATTCAATTTTGTCTTTTTGGATAAGTGAAGATAAAACACCTCTTAAAGATTTCATTTCAATTTTAGTTCCTTCCTGTATGTCCAAAACGTGAGCGTATTGTTTTTCATCATAATCATCACATCCGTTAAGATAGTTGATTACTAAAGTTTCCATTTCGGTTAAGCCGTTGTTGATTGTTGAAGTTTCCATTTCCCCGTTTTTTTAATTTGCCTTGATTGACAATACAAGTATAGGGAGTATATTTGATACTTGCAAATTTATTTTACATTATTTTTAATTTATTTTTTATGTATGTAAATTAGGTCATAAATATATTTTACATTTATTTTACTTTTTATTTGCACATATCATTCCAACCCCTTACCTTTACAAAACTTTAAACGAAAGAACAATGAAAATAAGCCTTGTTCAACTTAAATAATTTAAACCCGTAAAAAAATGATAACCATAAACACCACCACCCGAACATTCGGTTCCTACTTTGTAAATTACACAGATGGAAACCACAAAATCACCATGCAAATAAGTGATGAAAAATTGTTGAACTTTTGCAATCCTGATGATACGATTAGGGAAGCATTAACAGATTATGTAACTAAAAATAGTTGAAAATTATGCAATCAATAGAATTAGAAATAGAAGTCAATAATGAGCCTGTTAATGTAACGGTTGATTATGAATTTTACGAGGGTGAGCCAGAAGTATGGACTTATTCAAATGGCGACCCCGGACATCCGGGAAGTGGGCCGGAAGTTGATGTTTTATCAATACAGGATGAAAACGGAAATACCGTACCAGATGAATTAATTTCTTCTAAATGGCAAGAAATCATTATTGATAAGTGTATAGAAAACTCTGAAAAATGAGTCTAAAAACCCACACATACAAAAACGATATTGGAGATTACTTTTTTTCAGTACCGATAAAAGGCACTTTCAATTCGTTTGTAACTGTTTGTGATGGTAAACATATCGGTAACTTTAAATCACCATTAGGGGCTAAAAAAGCCATTAATAAGGCAAGAGGTTTTGCTACTAAAAACTGGAAATTAACATTAGATTAAATGAAAAATATAAAAGCAGAACCGGGAACGAGATTTTGGAGAAATACCATCAATGGCAAAATACTTCATATAGGAGAGTTTTTAAAAGAGAAAACACCACCCGAAGAAACGCTAAGGAGTTGGGGAAACGAACTTTATGATTGCGCAAGTGATTTAATAGAATGGGAAGCCACTCATAAATCAGAAAACGGGCAAACGCTATCTCACTATGAAACCGAAATGATAGATTCAATTTTCAATTCATTAAAATATTATGCTATGAACAATACAAATGATGAATTAGAAATTAAGTCATTCATGTTAGATAAAATGCGTTCTTATCGTTGGCACATAATTGATAAAGCGATGTCAATAGCCAACAATGCCGCTCAAACAGCTAATTTAGAAAACATAATTTAAAACGCTATGCCAGCAGGAAGACCCAAAAAGATAGTTACGGAAACAGACACCGTAAAAGCACCGACCAAAACTAAAAAGACTATAATACCCAAGGCTAAAAAACCAGTCAAAGCTAAAGAAGCCAAAGAACCCCAAATAAAGCCCGTGGTGGCATCGAAACCGACAAGCGGCACAACTACCGACAGAAAGTATTTTGACGAAACCAAGGCGGTTAAAATCATTAAAGAGGGTAGTTTTTATGGTTTGGAGGGTAACATTGTTTCGATCGGTGAAAGTAATTTGCCATTTAAGGTCGATTTGGGGATATGTGGTATGTGGTTTTTTAGGGAAGCTGATTTGCTTTTGATATAAAAAATAAAAGCCCCGATAATTTATCGAAGCCCTTATATCAAAACAAAAACGTATTTAATCATGAAAAGGGTTAAAGAACTCAACCCGATTTTGAGTAAAAAATATTGGTGCCTCGCGCCACAATGATGCAAAAATACACAAAAATTAACACGAAATGACAATTGAAGAATACAACAACCTAATCAACCAACCGCCAACCAAAACGGAAGTATCGGAAGACGGTGAATTTTTACTGGTGCCAATAAGCGTATTAGAGCCTGATTTGAACTTTGTTTACAATGGTAGGGTGCAATTTATAATAAATTCACAAACGGAACTTTTTGGCTCAATATGTATGACCATTTCACTATTGATATTTCATCCGGTGGATTTAATTTGGCAACGATTTGACGGTACTGCTGCAATACAAATTAATTCAGTTCAACAAGGTGAATGGGAAAACACCACCAAAATTAAAAACGTAAATGATATAAAAACGGCAATAGCCGCTTGTTACTCCGAGGCGATTAAAAATGCCTCTAAGCGTATTGGACCACGTTTCGGACAATCACTCAACAGACAAAAGAATAACGCTAAAATGACTCAAAAAGAAATCACTGCCAAAAAGAAAAAGACCGCCGATGAAAGAGTTTTACATTTAATTGAAGACTGTGAGTCTATCATGGAATTGAACGAAATTATGAAGGAATTGCCAAATAATGAGGCTGTTCAAGAAGCACTAAATGTCAAATTGAAAGAATTAAAAAAGAATAAAAAATGATAAATTTTGACAATTATAAAATCCATTGTTCCGCATACGGAAAACTTTTAACAGAACCAAAAGCGAAAGCCGATAAAGATGCGGGTCTATTATCGACAACTACCAAAACATATTTACGTGAAATATTTCTTGAAAAAAAGTATGGACGTAGAAAAGAAATAACCACAAAGCAAATGGTTAAGGGGGTTGAAAATGAGGAAATAGGAATAACAGTTTATTCAAGGTGGGCTAAAAAGTTATATTATAAAAATGAGGTTAGGCTAAAAAATGAATACCTAACTGGCGAACCTGATTGCTCTGATAATAAGGACATAATGAAAACTAAAAAGGGAGTTGACATAAAACTATCATGGTCAATATTTACATTCCCGTTTCCCGATGATAAATTAGATAAAGGCTATGAATGCCAAAATCAAGGATATATGAATTTGACAGGAGCAGATGAATGGAGTACGGCATTTATTCTTGTTAACGCACCGGGGCATTTAATATTGGATGAAAAAAAACGATTGCAATATAAAATGAATTGTAGTTTGGATGAACCAGAATACATTGAAAAATGCATTGAAATTGAAAAAAATTACATCTTCAATATTAAGGAGTTCAAAAATGAGGAACCCGGTTTTGATATGGATTGCAAGGAATGGACTATTAAAAACCCAATATGGGATATTCCATTAAATGAAAGAGTGATTGAGTTTAACTCTTACCGAGATGATGAATTTATAAACAACATTCCGCAAACCGTAGGAAAAGCCCGAAAATACATGAACCAATTAGCATCGGGGATATTTATTTAATTGTACCATGAAAATGAAACGATTATTACTCCAAGCAAAAATCAGTTTTTGGTTTAACGACTTATTACTTTATAGCTGTAACGTTTTCCCGAATCTACCAAAGGAAAAGTGGAGCGACTTACGTAGGGAATCCAATGCAATAATTAGAATCATGGAAGTTACAATGAAATCAAAATGAGAAATAAGACCGTGCAACCAAAAACTATTGAAAAGTATCTTAACTTTCTCAATCAAGTAAAATTAAACGCCAAAACGAGCAATATCACCATTGGGGAAATAGTAAAATTCAATGCTATATCTAAAACAGTACCGAAAGCTTTGATTACCCTTAAAATAATCAAACAAGATGGAAAGGCGACATGGGATTGGTTAAGAAACGACCCCGACAAACCTATGGTTTTGGAAATATTGGATTATCTATTGCACTCCCGAAAAGCCCAAGAGGCTGCATTGCTGCCTGAACAGGTAACGATAATAACTTTGTTGAGGAAGATTATATCAAATCAGGAAAGGTCGCTTAAAGAGGCTAAAAATGAGGTAATAGCACTCCAATCAGATTATGACAAAGAAATTCGTTTTAAGGCGGCATTTGCAATTGCGGGTGGTATTTATGGGTCACATCCAAATTTAAACGAAAATGGATTTTATGATTATGATTCGCTAAATGAATATGTTATAAAAGCAACCGATGATTTGCTAAAAAAACTTAATGACGAACATAGATGGAAAAAATAACTACAACAATTTCAGGTGCAGAAGCCGAAGATATTTTGATGAACGAAAAGGCATCAATAACATTTGTGAAATGTGCGGGTTCGTGTATGATTATTCAATTCACGGATAAATTATTAAGCATAACCACGGATGATTTTTTTTGTATGGAATATTCATTAACTAAATAGCATAGCGTTTTAAATTACCATCAATAAAGTTAATTTTACAAATTAAAAAACATAAAATCATGAGTTTAGACAGCACGAAAATCAAAAAGGACATTAGAAGTATAATCTTCAAATCCGAAACCAAAACAGTTATTACACACAAAGTCAACTTTACGCCAAACAATCATAATAAGGCGGTTAAAGAAGAATTACCGCTAAAGTCGAACATGGAACGCCATGATGATTTTAATAGGGCTATGGAAAAGTTTAAGGTGCATTTACTTGTACGTTCTGAATTTGCAGAACCAACTGATCGTTTAGACAAAGTGATTGATTCGGGATATTTCACCGATCACATTTATGAGGTGGACGATAGGTTTAAAGGAATTGATGTAATCGGCATTATTTTTACCAATAAAGAGGACACCACATCATTTCAAATTTTGGGTAAAAAAACAACTGAAGATGGCGAAGTAATTAATTTAAAATCACCAGTTATAAGCACATTAACTTTACCCGAAGGATATAATTACCCATTAAGAGTGATTGCGGATGAACACAAAGAAACGCTATTGTTGGAAGCACAAGAATTCCTCAAGTATAAATCGAATGCAATGACGCTTTTTAATTCGGCAACCGTAACCAAATTAACACCAAAAGAAGCGGCTAAAAAAGACGAATTGGAAAAACAAGCATGAGGCACAAAATCAAAGTAACGATTTTAAATGTAAGTGAACGAAGTTCCTGAATTGAACCCGTATGGAAAACCATTGACCGACAGAGTACCATTTGACGTTGAAATCCACAACGATAATATTGCAGGTTTTGGAGTAACAAAAAATCATATCAACGAATTAGCAGAGATGGATATTTTGATGACACCCTACCGAAAAGACGGCAATTCAGAAACGCAATGGAAAATATTAGTTAATGGGTTGGATATTTTAATTTAACATGAAGAAACCAATTATTGATATATTATTAAAAAAATTTCCAGCAAGCGAATATGCATTAATGGCAGAAGTTCGGGATGCTGCGGGTTTTGGTGCATCAAGGTCGGCTGATTTTTTAGCAATGGGTTTGTGGCCGAGTAGAGGACTTGATATGATTGGCATTGAAAGAAAATCATTTCGTGGCGATTGGCTTAAAGAACTTAAAACCCCAGAAAAGGCTGAAAATATTTATCAATATTGTGATAGGTGGTATTTATTAACCGACAACGAAAATGTAGCTAAAATTGATGAAATACCCATTAATTGGGGATGGATGCATATAAATGTTGATGGTAAATTAAAGGTTATTAAGGAAGCACCAAAGTTAAGTCCAATACCGATTAGTAAAAGTTTTTTAGCCTGTGTTTTAAAACGAGCCTCTTGTAAAGACGGATGGGTGACATTAAACAGTATAGAGGATAAAGTTTCCGAGGCAAAGCAAGCGGGGTTAAAAGAACGTGACTATTCAAATAAGCGAACTATTGAACAATATGAGGCACTTTCAAAAGACGTTAGGGAGTTTGAGGAAACAACTGGATTAAAACTATTAAATCCACGTTTCGGACAAACAGGAAAGAAATTAGGTGAAGCAACTAAGTTTGTTTTGGATGGTGGTATCGATGGAATGAAAAAAGATATTATCTACATGAAAAATCTAAGTAAGGCACTTGATAAAAAAATAACCGAATTTGAAAATTTAACTGACAAACCCCAAACAATGCAACCATGAAAGACCATGTTTTAGCCATTTTAAACCAACGATTAGCAAAGATCGAGGATAACATCACATCGCACAAAGAAAGTTTGGTTGTGGGATTAAAAATGCCATACGAGTTCAAAAAAGATGGTATCGAGGTGTTGGAGGCAAAAATCGCAGCGTTTGAGCGGGAAAAAGTTGATTGCTTGAATTGCATTGAATGGGTGAAAGGTATTTGAGACAAGAAATCCATATCGTTTAATTATGGTATGGATTTTTTTATTTACAATTACTTTACATAGTGACAAATTTATTTATATTTGAACCAATGGAAAAAGATAAAATAAATCCGAGGAACTTAATGACAGTTACAGATTTTGCCCTATTTATAGGCAAGTCAAGACAAACGGTATTCAATTGGGTAAAGGAAGGACGAGTTGAAAAGCGAACTTATTTAGGACGGGAGTGGATAGATAAATCTACTTTAAAACAGGTAGCGTGATTTTTTGACCCTTATACTTTTGACATACGGTAAACTTATTGATGAAATACTTTCTACACGACACGAGTGCTTTAGATGATGAAAAAATATCTGAACTATATATTGAGTTTGGATATGAGGGGACTGGATTATTTTTTGCCATACTGGAAAAGATGGCAAAACAAGAAAAGCCGATTAAAACAGTTGTTTTAAAAAAGCAATTAGATGTGGGGAAAAAGCTTGAAAAGGTTTGGTTGTTTATGGAAAAAATAGGATTAATTCATTCAACAAATGGTGAAACATTCAACAAACAATTATTAAACTTTAGTGAAAGTTATAAGATAAAAAATGAAAAAACAAAAAAAAGAGTTTCAGAATGGCGTGAAAAACAATCAGTTGTAGAAAATGTAACGCATAACGAACAAGTACATAACACATCTAAAGTAAAGAAAAGTAAAGAAAATGTAAATAATAATAATCTTTTTCCCGAAGTTGAAACTTCGGGTGTTGTTAAGAAACCAATTTCTATTCATAATCAATGTTGTGAAATTTATGATCAATTTATATTATCTCGAACCGATGTTGGGGCAAAGATCAATGGGAAAGAGGGTTCAGCATTGAAAAATATAATAACTTACTTGAAGACGCAAGTCAAAAATAAGGATGATTTGGAAATAGAAGTCCCAAGGGCATTTCAATATATTTTCACCCATTTTGAGAAATGGACACCGTACCAAAAAGAGAATATTAATTTAAGTCAAATAGAAACCAATTTAGTCAACATATTAAACTCAATCCGAAATGGAAAACAACAAAAGTCTGCAATACCAACAAGCAAATATACTTCAAGTCGGTAATAGAAAATTAACCCCAAAAGAAATAAATATTGCCTTAACAATAGCCGATATAAATATGATTTTAGCATATCCGCTTAACGATAACCAAATTGAACAATGGGCGCATACAATTGAACGGTTAAGACCTCATTGGGACGTTGAAAAGCTTGAAAAGATAGTCGATAGCTTTATTTCAGGTGATAGGGAATGGCAAGTAAATAAAGGCATTTCGAATATATTTTTAGCCGAAAGTAAATCAACTTTAAACTTTTAAAAAATGGAACGAGAATTAGTTTTATCAGGTTTTAACACACCCGAACAAACATTGGACTGGCACGTTCAAGATGCCAGCGATAGTTTTGATGCCAACTACCGAGAAGATTGTATAGATGCCATTAAAAGCTACCATTTGCAGTTTCATAGAGGCTTAATTCAAATCCCTGATGAATATAAAATGCCAAATGATGTGCAAAAATGTATAGACCATATCATGAAGAAAGCCCAAGCAATAGATGGCAGCGAACCCTACAACGTATCCAAAAAAATGATACTTAAAACAGTTGCACAAGAACTTCAACAATATTTATGATAAATAACGCACAAAATATTGATGATTTTATAAAGAATGAAACATCAAAACATATTGAATATTTATGGGGGCAAGAATGTGTAGTCGAACCTGTTATTATTGATGAGATTCACGGGGACGGCTTGCAATTAATCTATTGGGGAACGATTGACCAACGACCCAATTATTGGATTTTAAGAATTGATAGTAAAACCGATATTGATTCCGATAATTTTAATCAACAAGATGAACTTTATTTTATGGTAACCGACCAATGGGGAAGTTACGAGCCAGGGGAATATGAAATTGAGGAATGTGAATATCCAATGGTTGTTGATACTATGGGTTCATTTTGGGGGATACTAAAAAATTTTGGGATATGATAAATTTAAAAATTAAAACCTACGTAATAACCATAAGCAAAAAGTTTCCATCGCATCACCCACGAAAAGGAGAACCGACAAACTTTTATCCCCAAATTATTGATGATATTAAATTACACACCATTCGAGGCAACTATAAGTTTTGGAAAAAACGGATTGATGAAGTTAATGCCGGATTAGCAATGTTATCACTTAGGGAATGGTCGGGGAAGCCCTATTGTTCATCACAAACGGAATTGGCTTGTTTTTTCAGAGGCGAGGTAGGCATACAGCCAATAAATTTAACCGTAGGGTGGTTTGGCAAAACACGGGGCATTCTTGCTTATGTAAAACTTGATGACTTTGAAACCCGATTAATCGATGTGAAAGAATTGGTTAAAAACGATGGATTAAGCCTTGAAAATTTTTATGGTTGGTTTAATAAGCCATTAAACGACCCCGCTATTATTCATTTTACCAATTTCAGATATTAATGATAACCTACAATTGCGAAAAGAAAAATTGCCTATATTGTTACATTCAAAACAAGGCGATGGAAACAGAAAACGAAAGGCAATTAGCACAAAGATTTAAGACTACAAAACTGATTTTAAACTTCGAAACGGGCATATTTTACGAGAACGGTAAGGTAGCAGCCAAAGCCCATAACATACCGCATAGAACGCTTTGTAACTATCTAAATGGCGAACGCTCAAACAGAACAACCTTAAAATATTGCTAATATGATTTTTGAAAACGATAAAGAACAACAAGCAAAACGACTTCCAAGAAATAGGGTCGCTACCCCAACGCCATTTTCAGGACTTGGGATGCTCCCTCCACAAAGTATTGACCTCGAAGAAGTTATTTTAGGTGCATTGATGTTGCAAAGGGTGAACGATACGGTTTGGGCAAAAGTCAAAAGCGGAATTTTCTATGTGGACAAGCATCAAAAAATCTGTCAAGCAATCTTAAATCTTAAAACCCAAAACCGCCCCATCGATTTAATGACGGTAAATTCAGAATTAAAACGGTTGGGTGAATTAGAATTAATTGGTGGCAGTTATTATTTAACCGAATTAACAAGTCGTGTTTCCAATGCCTCGAATATTGAATTTCACCTTTTGATTGTCCACCAAAAATTCATGCAAAGGGAAGTCATTAGAATGTCAACAGAGGCTATTCAAAGTGCTTACCAAGATACAGGAGATGTATTTGACATTATTGATAAGGTTACAACAGGAGTACGTGACCTACGAAAAGGCATTTTTTCAAACAAATCAAAAGACAGTAAATATCTAACCCAAGAACTACGGGATGACCTTTTAAAGAAACGGAACGATGGCTTAGTCGGCCCCGGTACTGGAATACGTGGTTTGGATTACATTCTAAAAGGAGATGCCCCCGGTGATGTTAGATTGATCGAAGCATCCACAAGCGTTGGTAAATCCGCATTAGCGTGTTCTGAAGTGGTTAATTGCTGTTTTGATTGGAACGAAAAAGGCGAAATATATTTGAAAGAAAAGCAAACACCCGTTGCCGTTTTTAACTTAGAAATGTCATCATTGAAGTATTCTATCAGGCTAATGGCTAACATTTCAAGCATTGATAAAGATATAATTTCGCTCAAAACATTCAATGAAATTGAAAAGAATCGATACGAACATTATTTGAATATGTATGAGCAAGCCCAAATATATATTGATGATTGCGATGGGGGGATCACAATCAATGAATTTGAATTTAGCGTTGCCGATTTGGTTGAAAAATATGGGGTACAAAAGATTGTCATTGATACGGTGCAACTAATGAAAGGCGACCCATCATTGATGAGAATTAACAACACACGTGAACTTCAATTAGCCGATAATAGCCGTAGGGTTAAGGCTTGTGCCAAAAAGTACGGCATTACAATAATTGAGTTAGCACAGCTTAATGATGACCCGAGAAAGGCAAAACACGGAATTCCAACGTTAGGTATGACGAGAGAATGTAAGGCAATAGAGCATGATGCCGATAACATCATATTGATATGGCGACCCGACTACATGGAAGATGTTTTAGACACATTACAGGAAATTAATTGTTCTCAATTTCAATTAAAAATTACAGATTTTAAGGATGTCGCCTTTTTGATTGTAGCTAAAAATCGTGAGGGCATGAGATGCAAAGTGCCTGTGAAATTTAAGGGTAGTTTAATGAGACTGTCAGATCATCCATTGGTTTTAGACTTCTTAAATGGCAACCTTTTACAATCCATTGAAAGGGATGCACCTTTTTAAAGAATTTGGCTTGAATTTTGTAGTTGCAAATAAAGAAAATTGTTTATTATATTTGTGCTATATGATTTTTAGTCAAAGCAGTGAACGCCAAATCCTACATATATTCGTTGAAAAACGACAATAATGGCATACCAATTTTGTCGTATGATTTAGGTTTGCGCATAACCGAAGAGAATCCCCACCAATTAAAATTCAATACAGGTAAAGAAATAGTGACACTTTCAAAATATGAATTTATGAATAAATTTAAGGTTTTTGAATTTGGGACAGGGTTTAACTACTTTATTGTTTGCAATAAACAAGTAGATGCAAAATTTGCATTTCAAAAGCTCATTGAATACGCCTTAACCAAAATAAGAACACAAAGGATGCTTTTAGATACTTTTGAAAGTCAGTACAAAAAACTACTATCAGCAGCATAAATTATTATATTTGTTAAAAAAATGGGGGTGCTTGGAATTGACAGGGTGATTAAAGTAATTAATAACACGCCAAGAATGATACTATACTTGTAAATGTGTATCAAACAATAATCGACAACTCAATAGTTGGAACATCAGGTGCTAAAGTAGTATCTATGTTCAATCAGGTTAAAGCGGTAGCTTAATACAAATTGACAGTTATCCAACTGTAAAATGGATTGGTGGATGTCTGAACGGTTAATGCCGGGAAGCCCTAATTAGTACTAAAAGCATGTAACAAACTTATTAATCAAACTGACACGACTGGACGAGAGTTCGACCCTCTCCACCTCCACATAAACCGCCATAGAGGCTCGAGAACGTAGACGAAAAAAGAGGAACGACAGACAGCGTAATTCAAAAGTGAAAGCCACGATTAAATACCGTGGCTTTTTTGTATATTTGAGAATAATTAAAACTCTCACATTATGCAACAAGAAATGTTTATCCAATATGAGGATTTCTCTGAAGAAGAAATCGGATTAGGAATTAGCGGTGGTATCAATAGTGCTGCTTTAGCGGTTTGGTTATCTCAATGGCCTGAAAATTTAAAACCAAAAGCTATTCATATTTTTTATGCTCACTTTGAAGAACATTCGCCGGATACATACGCTTTTGTAAAAGACTTGATACGCTTTTGTAAAAGAAATTTTAAAAAAGTGTACGTAAAAATAACTCGAAATTCTGTCCTAAGATTTTTCTATGAACAAAAAATGATACCTCATCCCATGATTGCACCTTGTACAAGGCTTTTAAAGGTCATACCGTGGCATGAATATATGAAAGAACATAATATTACCATTGATTTAGTAGGTTACGTTAGAGAGGAAATTAAGCGAGTTAGAAATATGGCTAAAAAAACCGATAACAACGTTGACGGTCGCAGCATACAATTAAATGATGTTAAAAAGTATTTTCCTATTTCTGATAAAACAAATGAATGGTGTTTTGCAATAGTTAAAAAACATATAGGGTGGTATCCTAAAATTTATACACTACGTTGGAATGATAAAAAGTTTTGCGAATTTATGATAGCAAACTTATATAGATTACATCCAGATAGTCAATTAACAGTTAGAAAAAAATTAGGCACACGTGAAAGAGTGGTTAAACATAATAATTGCCTACCATGTAAAAACTTTCAGGAGGATGATTATTTAGCAATTGAATATTTTTATCCTGAATACTATAAAAAATCAATAAAATTAGCAAATGATTTGAATGCACATTGGGGACGTGTATTAGGTGATAGCGATAAAGGAATTAATGAATTGCAATTTAATTTAACATTTGGCAGAACAGAAGAAGAAACGGGGCACGAAAAACAAAGTTGTGGAGTTTGTGCTTTTGGATAATATTAACCGTTCCCATTTGATGTGAGAGTTAAATTAACGGTTATAAGCCCCGATAAGCCTAAAAACTTTCGGGACTTTTTTGTTCAATAACAATTTGCTCAACCCTTTCAATAATTCGCCTCTTTACTATTGCAGGTGTTGAACCGTCAACATCAAATCGTTTTCCACCAAATTCAAAGTTAACAGTAATCCAAATTCGGGTTGCCACTTCGTGCCTGTACCGAAAGCTAATATCAAATTTTTCAATTCCATAGCCCATAAGAAGCGTACACAGTAAGCTTGCAAATGGTAGTTCTTCTAATTCTCTCATAAATGTGTATAGTCTTTTATATTATAAATGCTTTTTGGTTACACTTTTTCGAAGATTTCCAAGAGAATTATTAGAACAACTCTAATTAATTATTAGAGGCAACCATGTAATGTTCTATACGTCAACAATTTGCGCCGAAAAAATAATTTGAAAAAAAAGTGAAAATAATTTGGTAGTTACGGATAAATGCGTATCTTTGAATATCAAAACAAAATATTAAGGTCATGAAAAAATTATCAATCAACCAAAAAGTTAAAAATCAATATGGTGATGTTTTAACAGTTAAAAATGTTGTTGGGAACTCTGTATATGTATTTGAAGAATACAACAACACATATCATATAACAAAAATATTTGCTATTAAATAATTATTTAATCATTTAACAGCTTGACGGCAATGAAAAACCCAACCTACAACGAACTTTTAGAAAACAACAATTTAATTATTGACGGTGATAAAAAATATTACATGGCTAAAACGCCTTTTTACACTCACGATAACGGTGTTGGTGTTTATAAAGTATTAATTATTTGGACTAACAGAATAGGCGTTAAGTGGGTATATGAAAGATATACCGTAACAGACGTTAAGCATAATTTCCCCTTACCGACTCGTAAAAGTTGGAAGGGATTAAATACGGCATTACAAACAAATTAAATCCTTTTTAATCAAAAATAAAATGCAAGAAGTAGTATTACAATATTTCAACGGTTTACAATGGGTTGATTGCGGACTGTTTGCCAACGTTAATGTGGCATGGATAAGCCTCGGTGGAGATAATTTTAATTACCGTGTTGTTGATGCCGAAGATGGAACTATTTTAAAACAAAATATCTAATGATAGTCACTATTAATACCGATGCGAGTTATAGCAAGCAACACAAAATCGGTGCATTTGCCTTTTGGATTGTTTGCAACGACTTTAAAATTACCCGTTCGGGGGCATTGAGGAAACAATGTCACCGCCCAGAAGTTGCTGAATTTAGGTGCATTATAAACGCTTTTCATGTTTTATATACACAAGATTTAAGCAACGTTACCAAAATAATAGTTAACACCGATTGTCTGAATGTCATTCATTTTTGTACTAAAAACAAAGAGGCGATTAGAAAATATAATTTAGGCATTTGGGGCACTCAATTAGTTGCCAAGCTTGAAGTCATAACTGGTTCTATAAAACGAAAAATACCCATTGAATGGAGGCATGTAAAATCGCATGTAACAACAGAGGGTGCAAGAAATTGGGTTAACGATTGGTGCGATAAATCAGCTAAACAAGAACTTAGAAAAGCATTACAATGTATAAATCAATGCGTTGTTGATAGGTTTCCTTTTTTAAATGGTAAGGCTGAAGAACTTGCCTACAATCTCGGTTTTAGATTTGATGAAGAAAGCGGAATGTATTATAAAATTAACGTTTTTAAATAATCAATATGAATGAGAAATTGAACGAAGCCAACCAACTTAGTGTCGAGATAAAAGAATTGGAATATTTTATAAATACGCTTGATGTTTATGAAATAAGCAAAACAAAGCCAAACACAACTGCCATTATAAGCAAGCATGTTGAAACTAAAACAACTTACTCAATATTAGGAAAACGTTTTTATGGAATAGGCACACGAGAAAATAATATAAATGTACCGACCTCGATGATACCTGCATTGGTGATGAACGCTATGGGGATACTTAAGGAAAAGCAAGAAAAGTTTGACAGTTTGTTTAAGGAAACCAAATAAGCAATGGAAAAGTTAGAGATATATAAATACCAATCCAGTACATTTAAACACCTGTTAAAACGGTTTTAACATTAATAGAACTAACAATTACAAAAAATGGGATTTAAATTAGTAAAAACCAAACAATGCGCTAAATGTCCGTGGAAAAGCTCAACTAATCCATTTGAAATACCCGATGGATATGATGTTGAAAAACATAAAAATTTAAGTTGCACGATTGCTACTGACCCTATACGTTCAGTATTTTCACAAACTAACGCAATGGCTTGTCATCATTCCGATGGATCAGACCAAATGTATTGCGTGGGTTGGTTACATAATCAATTAGGCAGTGGTAACAATATTGGATTAAGAATTAAAATGATGTCTTGCGAAAACATCAGAGACTTAAAAATAGTTGGTGAACAACACGAAAAATTTGAAGATACCATACCATATTAAAAAAACAAAACATAAAAAAATAAATCATGACAAAAGTTTCTAAAATAAGCGTAAAAAACCTCAAAGCAATTGGGGAGTACGAAGCAATCTTTAACGGGGCAACCTGTATCATAATGGGCGGCAATAACAAAGGCAAATCATCTTTCATTAGGTCACTACCAGACCGTTTCAGGGGCATCAAACCCGACATGATTGTCAAAGAAAACGAAACCGAAGGATTTTGCCAAATGGAACTTACCGATGGCGTTAAACTAAATTGGAGTTTCGATAACCTTACAAAAAAGGGTGAACGGTTTTCAATAATAGTTCCCGGTGTTGATGAAGATGGTAACGCAATAGAAACTAAATCTTCAATCACCGAGGAAATAATGAAACGATACTTTCCTGCCTCTTTCGATATTGACCGCTTTTTTCAGTCAATGCCAAAGCAACAAAAGCAAATGATTGAGAAAATATCGGGGTTGGATTTTAGTGCCATAAATGATCGATACAAAGTTGCCTATGATGAAAGAACGTTTGCAAACAAGAAACTTTTGGATGCCAAAAACAACTTAAAACCGATTACCGCAACGCTTCCAGTTAAGGAAATTGAAACCATGTCCATCCAAAAAGAGATTTCGGAAATGGACTTGCATAATCATAAATACGAAAACGCCCAAAAGGGAGCGAATGACATTAACAGGCAAATAACCAACGCTGATACCGAAATAAAGCGATTGACGACACTTTTAAAGGCGGCTGAAGCAGATAAGAAGCAATTGGAAAAACGCGCCGTAGAGGCCAACAAATGGCTTGATGACAAAACCAACAAACCAAAGGGTGACGATGTATCATATATGCTCAACAAAAAGCTACAAGATGCCATCGATAAAAACGAGTTGATAAAGAAAAACAACGTTGCCATCAAAGCCAAAGAGGATGTTTTACAGTTGGATATTGAAGCCAAAAAAGCAGACAAAGCCGTTAAAGCAATCGAACTTGAAAAGGTTGAAATGATTAAAAAATCGAAGTTGCCGGAAGGGTTTGACTTTACCGACGATGGGGTACTTTACAACAATTTACCACTTACAAGGGAGCAAATTTCATCAAGTGCTATTTATATTGCGGCGTTAAAATTAGCATCGATTGATTTAGGAGAAGTTAAAATGTTGCACTTCGACGCTTCATTTTTGGATAAGAATTCCCTTAGTGAAATTGAAAAATGGGCTAATGAACACGACTACCAATTGTTAATAGAGAGAGTTTCATACGAGGGAACGGATATGGAATATCAGATTTTAGAAGATATTCAATAGCATATGAGCAATCTATTTGATGAACCCGAACTAACCCGAAATCAAAAGACAAAGGCAAGTCGCAGGATTACCGCAGAACTGACTAAATGGGTTATTGATTATTTAAACGATAGCGGACAATTTGAGGTGCATAGGTCGAATAACATACCAGCCCCAATTATTAAACGGGAAAATGCTTTTATAGATGCCTTTGATGAAAACGGAAACCCCAAACAATACCCGTACGAAAAAGTAACAACAATGTTTAGGAAAAATAATATCAAAAAGAAAATACTTGACGTGTCGGGTTTTAGGCTTTCAGATGGTTTGCACATAGAATTGGAATGTAAAACAGGCAATGATGAACTTTCTGAAGGTCAAACCGAGCGAATAAAAAAGGTTAAGTCGGCAGGTGGGATTGCATTTATTTTCAGCAATAAGGAAACATTTTTAATGCAAATAGAAAAGCATTTGACCCCGAAAAAACTGGCTTTTTAGTATGTGGTCTTATTACGGTAGCAAAAATAGGATTGCTAAATATTATCCTAAACCAATTTTTGACGATATTGAGGAACGGTTTGCAGGTGCTGGTTATTTTTCTCTACTATATTTTGAGAAAAACGTAACCCTGATAGATAAATCACAAATGGTTATTGACATTTGGCATTACTTACAAGAGGCATCGATTAAAGATATTATGTCATTACCGGTATTACCAAGAGGTTTTAAAATATCAAGAGATATGTTCGATTGTGATGGTCAATATAATTTAATGAGATTTTTGATAGTACAGGCAGCGTACGGGGGGAATAATGTAGTTTCAAAATGGGGAGCAATGCGATTTGAGGCTAATAGAAAACGTGTGGCAACCAATTTATTTAAATGTAAACATTGGACTATAAAACAAGGCGAATACTATGATGGTGATTGCAATAAAAAAGCCACTTGGTTTATCGACCCTCCTTACACACATGGAGGTGATAAATATCCAATGAAAGCCAAATATATTGATTTTGAAAAATTGGCAAATTGGTGTAAAGGATTAAACGGTCAAGTAATGGTTTGTGAAAATACGAAAGCTGATTGGCTACCATTCGTTCCATTAACAAAAATGAACGGGGTAGCGCATCAAACGACTGAAGCAATTTGGACTAACTATCATACTCATTATAATAATGTTCAACAGGAATTAATTTTATGATTCAAAAAGCAAACGATAAATTTATAAATAAAATAACATACGGGGACTGTTTGGATTTGTTGCCATTAGTGGCTGATAGTTCTATAAACCTAATCCTGTGCGATTTACCATACGGAACGACAGCCAACAAATGGGATTCAGTAATTGATTTAAAATTCCTATGGGGACAATATAAAAGGGTTTTGGCTCCTATGGGGACAATATGTCTCACGGCTGCTCAACCGTTTACATCAATGCTAATAATGTCTAATTTAGATATGTTTAAATACGAATGGATTTGGAAAAAAACGGATAGCACTAATTATTTGAATGCTAAACATCAGCCATTTGAGAATACACGAATCGATTTTAATTTTTTATGACAAAAACGTTTACAATCCTCAAGGGTTACGACCATACGAGAAGTTGGTTAAAGATTCAAAACTTGTAACAACAGAAAATTATGGTGCAACCAAAGGACAGCAATACAAACAGGAATATACAAACTATCCAGAAAGTGTTTTACATTTTGATTCGGCTAATAATACCATTCATCCGACCCAAAAACCAGTTCCACTTTTTAGATATTTAATCAAAACCTATTCAAATAAAGGCGATTTAATATTGGATAACTGTTCGGGAAGCGGTACGACAGCCATCGCAAGTCATGATGAGAATAGAAACTTTATATGTTTTGAAAACGATGAAAAGATGCATCCAAAATCAGTTAAAAGATATAATCATCATATATCACAAACAAAACTATTGTAATATTCAACTATGATAAAAGTAATTTTAGAGTCCCCATATGTTGGAGATATTCAACAAAATGAAAAATATGCACGAGAATGTATGGCCGACTGCTTTGAAAGAGGCGAGGCACCATTCGCATCACATTTATTATATACTCAACCCGGAATTTTAGATGATACAATTTTGGAAGAAAGAAAGTTGGGTATCGATGCAGGATTGATTTGGGGGTTATGTGCCGATAAAACGGTTGTTTACACAGATTTGGGTATTTCTAAGGGGATGGAATATGGGATAGAAAATGCTAAGAAAGATTCCAGACCTATTGAATATAGATCGTTGATTAAAAACCAAATCTCTTTATTATGAGCCTTGGAATTCCTTACATGGGTTCAAAGCGAAAGTTAGCAAATGAGATACTTCATTTCATAACATCGAGGCATCCATATTTAACCGATTTTTATGATTTATTGGGCGGAGGCGGTTCTATTTCATTTACAGCCATTAAAGACTACCGTTTTAATGTTCACTATAATGAATTAAACCCACATATTTATTGCTTGGTTGAATATCTTAAAACACATAAAGAACTTGAACCTAAATTTTACGAATGGGTAACACGAGATGAGTTCTTTAAACAATGTGCACGTGAAGATGTGGATTGGTATTCGGGTTTTGTGATGAGTTGCTGGAGTTTTGGGAATAAACAAAGTTCGTATCTGTATGGAAGCGATATTGAGGAAGTTAAACGATTGGGGCATAAAATAATAGTTGATTGCTGCAAGGATAGTATGGCTAAACTAAATATTGATATTCCTAATATTTTCAATATACCAACTCTACACAAGCGGAGGACGGTGTTTTGCGATTATATTAAAAAAGCAAATATTGAAGTTTTTGGCGATGGGGTTGAAAGCAGGATACAAAATTTAGAGTTATTAGAGCATTTAGCCAGAATCCAAAACCTGCAAAACCTGCAAAACCTGCAAAACCTGCAAAACCTGCAAATTACGAATGGCAGTTACGAAAATGTTTTAATTAATTCAAAAAACCCTGTTATCTATTGCGACATACCATACAAAGGAACTGAAGAATATAAAGAGGGTGGTTTTGATTATGCCAATTTTTATTTTTGGGCTTTGAACTGTCCGTATCCAGTTTATATTTCAGAATATGGAATGCCTTACGAATTTAAAGAGGTACACGCATTTACACATAGAAGTTCTTTGTCTGCAACCAACAATAAAAAGAAAACTATCGAAAAGATATTTTGGAACGGTAAGGGTGAATTTTATAATCATAAATTATTTTAGATATGAATTGGCATGAGGCATTTGATATGCTCCAAGACCTGCAAAAAAAGGTTTGCTATGTTAAGGGATGGAGTAAAATTGTATTTGTTGAGCAAAGCGGATATAGGTTTAAAGACTTCGACCATGAAAGTTTTTTTATAACCGTTGGTTCGTGGAACGAGGAAGAAGTTTTGGATGCGTTTGTTAATGAAGAGAACGAACCATTGGGAATACAAAAAGAAGGCTTTTACAATTTCGAAGCGATTTTAAGTTATGATGAGGGCGAAAGCGACGAATATGGCCGAAAATACGCAGCATCCTACATGATGATTGAACACATTGAATATAAATACCAATGTTCAATTGCCGACCATGAAGCCGTAATTGGTGATGAAACCGACCCCAATAATTTGGGACTATTTCTTGGAATATGAAAATACCTGATACAAAACTAAAAAAGGGCACACCACTAAAAATAACTTCAACAGGAGAGAGTGTTTGGCTTGCCTCAAATGAAATTAAAAATAAAGCATACTACTTTATTTGTTGGGGGCAAAGCTTTGAAATTGAAGATAGGTATGAAAGATGGCTGATTGAGGATTTAGAATTAGTGAGGGAAACCACCAAATATTCATTGAAAAACACGGCACCGAAAGTAAGTCCCGAAAAAAAGGAAAAAAGAAACGATTTAAACGACTTTTTTGATTTAATGGCTAATGATATACCTTTTGCCTGTATGGAGTGCGGTAAGCCCTTGTATGCGGTTAATAAGTTCTTTAAAAGGGCTGTTACCTGTCATATTTTTCCAAAGTCAGAATTTCCATCAATTGCAACCAATAAAGACAATATATTCTTTCTCGGATTTGATTTAATTGGAGTTTGCAATCATCACGCAGAATGGGATAATCGAGGTTCTGAAAAAAGAAAAACAATGAAAGTTCTCAATATAGCGTGTGAACGATTACAATTATTAAAGCCTTTTTTAACCGAAGGAGAATTAATCAAGGCTTGGAAATATTTAGGATTTAAGCCATGATTTGTCAGGATAAAATAGAATGTCCAGCGTGTAATCAATTAGCAATTGAAAAAAGCGATTGGTTTGATAAATATTACAAAGCTGATGATTTATTATATTTCAAATGTAAATCATGTAAAACAACATTGGGTTCAACCATTACCCCTTATGGAGAAGTTAGGATTATTGTTTGGGAAAAATCAAAAGAAGAAAAATAATTAATCATGGCAATATTAACAGATGACTGCGATATAAGAGATACTAAATTTTGGATGGAAGTTGGCGGTAATGGCGATTATTACATCAACACTATGGAAACCAAAAGAGACGGAATTTGTCGGCACAATGTTCGATTCGCAATGTCAGGCGGCAATACAAATAGGCATTTTAGAATAAGACAAGCCATTGTTGAACTTTATAGGGCAATGGAAGAAGCTGAATTAAATAACCACCCACACGATGACAAATAGAACGAAACAATTATGAACAAACAACAAATGCTACTTACTATTCTTATGGAAGAATGTAATGAAACATCCCAACGTGCAAGTAAGGCAATAAGATTTGGGTTAGAAGAAATACAGGAGGGGCAAAACCTCACAAATGCCGAAAGACTGGTATATGAGTTCAATGATATTTTAGCTTGTATGGAATTATTGTTTGCAGAAAAACATATTCCATACCACATAGACCCCGTGGAAAGTGGTTTAAAAAAAGTCAAAATTGAAAAATGGCTAAAATATTCAAAAGAATGCGGAACTATAACCGATTGATATGACAAACAGAGCCAAACTAATATTGACCGAGCAACCCACAAAGACCGATAAGGCGTGGAAGCTAAACATTAAAGACCAAGGCGAGTTTTGGATTCCGTTTACATTCATACAAGGTTATACACCGTGGAATCGTGAAATAATAATCGACAGTTTTATTTTAGATGAAAAAGGTATAAAATATAAAGCATTATAAATTTTAACAAAACCATAAACACCATGAATAAAGCACAATTGAAGGCCATTTCAAATGAGGAAACGCCAAAGAAAATACTTGATGATCTTACGAGTTTGGAAATAGCCCAAAAACAAGGCTATGTTTTGCCACCAAACCATAAGGCAAAAAAGCTTAAAGCACCGTTCTTCAAGCAGGAATTAATCAAGCTCGAAAAGCCAATTGCCGTTAAAAACAGGTTGGATGAACTGAAAAAGAAAAAGACTAAGAAAACGACCGATAACTGGTTTGAAAGACTAATCAAAAAATACCATGCAAAAATTGGTTAGGGCAAATAAACCGCATAAATGTGATTGTTGTTTAAATCCAATCAATAAGGGAGAGCACTATTTAAATATTCAAATGAGAGTGCCAATAATGGATGTTGTGAAAGGTTACAATGGAAATGACCCAGATGCACCCGAAGAACAAGTGGGCATTGAATTTGTAAAGTTTAAACAGCACAATTATAACTGTACGGCCCCATTTGATTGCCAATTAGGATTACACAAATATGAATATATGAGCGGTTATAGTGGCGATAGAAAAGACCATGACCCCGGTTATTTCTGCACCGAATGCGGGTATTTTAAGCCAAAATTAACAGCCGATGAGCACCAAGAAATAGACCTCAAAGAAATAGAAAACAAAGGATATTCGGACAACTCAAAAAGAATTTGATGGTGGATAGAATAAATATGGGAGGCAAATACCGAGATAACGATGAACACGGCAACCCTCAAAAATTCAAACCCAAAAACAAAATAGAAAGTTGCTTTGAAATACAAGACATAGACTACACTATCAGCTTTAAACATAAAGTAGATGACATTCCATTGTGGTTAAGTTTTAATAATTACGATGCCGAAAAAGTGTTTAAGAAAGAGCATTCGGATTTATATGTTTTTTAAATAGATTTAACATGACAGCAGAATATTATTTAGCATTAAAGCAAGAAATTATTTATTTGGGTTATCAAGATGAAATTGACTGGCAAACCGAATTACAACCAGTAACAGACCCAATAATTTTCAGGAATGAGGCTATTTGGGTTATACTAAATAGTGGAATGAAAGCACAAATCGCAAGATTAATACATACCCGGATATGGCAAGCAATTAATGATAAACGTAACATTTCAGAGGTATTCGGTCACAAAGGAAAGGTTGCAGCCATAAAAAAAATACTTTGTGAATATAATTCAATGTTTGATGGATATTTGCGATCAATAAATAAAATTGAGTATTTAAAAACAATACCATTCATAGGTGAAATAACTTGCTATCATTTAGCTAAAAACTTAGGGCATGATGTGGTTAAGCCAGACCGACATTTAGTGAGGATAGCCAACCATTATAAATTCCCGAACTGCAATGAAATGTGCTTACAACTTTCAAAACAAACTGGTGATAAAGTAAGCGTGGTTGATATTGTGCTTTGGCGTTCTGCCAATTTAGGATTAGTATGATGAGTGCAGAAATATTTGCGGGGATTGACTTTCATGTACAGAAAAATTATCTCAAGAAAATAAGGGATGAGTACTTGGCAGCTAACTATATGGAGCATGTTATGGAAGTAGTAACAACATATTTCAATATTTCAAGTGCGTTGATAAAGTCGAAAAGCAGGAAACGGGAGATTGTGATACCACGACAAATAGCCATGTACTTTATGTGGCTTAAAAATATCTACTCTTATAAAGAAATAGGGATATATTTTAATAGAGACCATTCCACCGTTGTTTATTCAAAAGATACCGTAAAAGACCTTATGGATATGGATAAAAAGTACAACAGAAAGATTATTGAAATTGAAAGATTGCTTGAATGAAAAATATTTTTGAAAAAAAAGTGAAAATAAATTTGCATATTACGTATTTATCCGTATGTTTACATCAGCAAACAAAACGAAATTTATTTTAAATACTTAAAAACAAAAATCATGCACACATTTTCAATCATTATGATGGTATTAGAACTGGCACTTGTAGCCACGATTTTATTTATTGTTATACGCAACCGCAAAACAATTTTTTAATAATTTATTAACCATTTAAAACGCTTGACGGACATGACACACGAACAGCGTAAGCAGAAAATAGAGCAAGGTATCTTAACTGCTTTTAAAACAAAGTTCCCGCACTTAGAACCACAGGAAGATTTTGAAACCATTTGGCCAATAAGTGCATGGGATATGATACATACCGAAACGCGTAGTTTTGATATTCATTTGAAACTTGATACAGGTAAGGTTTTAAGCATTGAGGAGTGTCAGGAATGATTTGTGGTTCAACATTTTGGCACGATCGCCAAAAAGAAGTAAATGATGTTACTGGATGTCTTAAGCAATTAAACCATTCAGGCCCTCATGTATGCAAAGATAACAGAGGCGTTTTCATAGAATGGGATTACGACTATGATTGCAAGTGCGGGTGTTGGCAGACAGATAGCTTTAATGATGTTTGTGGCGTTTATAGAGAAGTAAGTAAACCTAAAGATATATAAGTTAGTATAGGGCGGTTCCACGGGTAGCATTAATACAACCGAGTAGCCGGTTACACCGATAAAGGATACCCGAGAGGCTGTTATTTACTTGAGGTGTAACAAAAAGAAGTGGTTTTGACTATGAAACGACCGTCCTGTATTAACCCCTAAGCCCGTCAATCAGACTGGTTTTAATCCGATACTCCAACGCTCAAAAGGCTTGGAGATTTGTCGGTAAAAAGCAATTGCATGACGAAGGACGAGATATTTGAACTGATAAGAACCGAACTTACGAAATCGGGAATGACCAAAGCAGAATTTTGCAGGCAAACAGAGATTGCACAACAAGATTTAAATTACTATCTAAAAGGGGAAAGGAACCCAACGCTATCCCGACTTGAAAAAATGCTCAAGGTGCTAAAGTTGGAGATTGACATTATTAACGAAAAAGAATGATACACATTGTAAAAGACTTTCAAACTGCAACATATTACTTCATTACACGGCGTTTATATGATGACGTAACTTATCAATTAGATACGTTCGTAAATGGTAAAGCAGCCACTATTGACTATGAAATTGTACCATGTGGTGATAGGGATGAAAATTCAGCAGCCGAAATAAAAAAGATAACATTAAAAAACGGTACTGAAATAAAAAACGATCCTGAATGGGATTTTGAGTTTGATTGTCTTTCGCATTACCACAATCTTCAACAAACCATTTATCTTAAAACAGGACAAATACTATGAATAACAAATAAAATGGGAACACTTTTTAAATTTATAGGCTATAATTTAGCCTCGATTATATTCTTAATATTCACGGCATGGGCATTAAATAACGGACATATTGTTTTTGCCATCGTAGCTTTTATAGTTGCATTAGGAAGTGGGATTATTCCAAACACAAAAGACAAATCATGAAAACAGAACAAATAGCCATTGGCAAAATCAAACACAACATTGGGCAAATCGATGGATTGCCAAAAAATCCGAGATCGATAAAAGATAAACGCTATAAAAAGCTACTCAAATCTATACAGGACGACCCCGAAATGCTTGAATTAAGGGAGTTGATTGTATTCCCATTGGGCGAAGATTACGTGGCAATTGCGGGTAATATGAGGCTAACGGCACAGCAAGAATTGAAGTATAAAAAATGTTATTGCAAGGTGCTACCAGCCGACACACCAATTGAAAAATTGAAAGCCTATACCATAAAAGATAACATCGAGTACGGTGAAAACGATTGGGATGCCCTAACTCATGGTGATTGGGATATTAACCTTTTGAATGATTGGGGGTTGCCGGACACCGATTCCAAGATTTTACCGCACGAACAAAAAGAAGAAAAAGCGTTTAAAAAGACGTTTATATTGTTCTCTTTTTATCCATCTGAATTGGCAAATATCAGCGAGGAAATTGAAAAGATAAAAGCGAATGCCGAAGTTAAAACGACAACGTGGAATCGATAAATAAATAATCATGGAATACATAATATTTTCACTAAAACATTCAACCAAGAAACAACCGTGTTTTTGGAGAGCAAACAACGCTGGATATACTAATTATCCATTTACAGCGGGACATTATACAGAAGCGCAAATACAATCACAGCCCGATTATTATAACAATGGGATTAATAGTATCGCCATACCCTTATGCGAAGATGGTATGGAGGCCATTGGATTTAAGTTTCAGGTTGATAATAAAAAGGTACTTGAATTGGCAGACATGGCAGAAAAGCGACTAAGTATTAAAAAATGAGCGATTTTAATTTCACACCATCCATAGGAATGAGAACCAACGATTGTTATTTACATGGAATTGGTTGCAATGAAAACATCCACAATAACGGTGAAATAGATTATGTCGGAGACAATTATTTCGTGTTGATAGATAGGGTATTAAACCAACCCATTTTAGTAAATGAAAGTAGCTATTGGGTTATCGAGGAAAATGATTTTAACGCATAATAGCAAAAGTAAAATGAAAAAATTTGCAGTTTGTATTGTACTTTACCGAGAGAGTGATAAAAATATAAAATCACAGCTTTACGTGGTTAATTCACCGACCAAAACCGAGGCATTGGAATTCATTTTAGAACATGAAGATATGAGAGAGGCAAAGCGACAAGACTTTTTGATAGCACATACTAATACTTGTGAGGTACTTTAAAACAGTTAATAATTAAATATCATGCATAAAGACGTAATTAATCCGAATTTTGATAGTCGAAAAAGATTTAAGGTATTCAAAGACATGACTATGAGCAAGAAGAATTATTCTCGAAACCATACGCTTAAGCTTTTTAAATATATGAAAAGCCTTGATTTATTATTATAGGGATGGAGAGAAACCCAACGCGGTTTGAGAGACTTGAAAAGATAGCTAATAAGCGAAAAAAGCCAACATATAGCCAAAAGGAAATTGAGTACTACCTCGAAATACTGCCATTAAATAGAAAGTCAGCAATATTAAATGCTAAAAAGAAATGAAAAAAATAAAAAAATTAATATGTAAGTGGTTTGGACATAAATGGTATTATAATAGTAGATATAAACCAACAAGTGTTAAATGTAAATGGTGCGGCGAAACACACAAACTTTTTGTAAAATAATTATTTATACGTAGGTTTGATATACACGAAAATAAAAAAAGGAATAAATAATGCCAGGAGATAATAGAATAACAGACCTCGAATATGAAAATAGGGTGAGCATAGTTATGGATATGATTTTAAGCGGATTGAGGAGAAGGGAAATATTTCGCACTATTGCGGATAGCCCTAACCTAAAATGGGGGGTTACTGAAAGGCAGATTGAGAACTATATGCACGATGCCACAGCCGAAATTCAAAAGGAAATTGAACCCGATAGAAAGAAGTTAATAGCGGAATCTAAAAGCAGGTTTGAATTTATTTATAAAAAGACCGTCAACACAAAAGACTATAAAACAGCCCTATTAGCCGAGAAATCAAAAAATGAATTAATCGGATTAAATGCGGCTATTGATGTGAACGTTGATTTAACTAAAAAAATAACCATTAAAATAGAATAATCATGACAGTACAGCAATTAATCGATGACTTAAACGAGGTTGAAGATAAAAACCTATTAGTTAAATTTTACGGGAAATCTTTAGATGGATCAACGCAAAAATATGTTAATATCGATGAAATTGCGGTCGGCAGGTTTGTAGAGATTATTTCAATGGAAAATGACGGTAGAACCCAATAAATTAAAAACATATGACAGTCGGACAATTACGTGATAAGCTATTAGAATTTGATGACGACCAAACAGTCGTTGATTTAAACATGGATGAAATTGAATTTGTTGAACCCGAAAAAGACGGCAACGAAGAAGTAATAATGATTTATTAAAAAATGACCACAAACTTATTCATAAGCCTTTACAACGAACAAAATAAAAAAAGGCAATCCGAATTAAAGGAATGTCTTTTAAGAAATTGCAAAGTATTTGATATTGTTTGGGTGTTGGCTGAAGGTGGTGAGTTGGCAGAATGGGTGTTGGAAGGTTTGCCGACAAACGTAAATGTTTTACCTGTAACAATTAGGCCAACGTTTAGAACATTTTTTAATGCCGTTAATGCGGTAACAAATTATGATGATATTAATGTTGTATCAAATAGTGATATTTATTTTGAGGCATTAAATTTATTACCGGGGATCAATCAATGCTTTTCCATTACAAGATATGAAAATGGAATATTGCTTAATCAAATCGATAGTCAAGATGCTTGGATTTTTAAGGGAATAATAAAAATTCCAAGCTATTGTGATTATCATCAAATTCCTGGGTGCGACAATAGACTGAATTATGAGTTGAGAAAAATGGGATATGAAATGTCAAATCCATGCTTAACCATTAAATCTCATCATTTACATAAAGGAGAAAAAAGCTATGACGGAACCAAAAGAATTAATCCACCATATTTACGGTTAAACCACACATATTGATAATATGAAACCACTATCCGAAAAATACAAGAAATCATAATGCCCTATGTATATGTGATTGGGGCTTGCATTGTAACCGCAATTATTATCGTTCATATCTTCAAAATAATACACTAATGAAAATCTTAAACTCCGTTGTGTTCATCGAGGGATTTACCCACAATGATGTCTTGATTAAGACAGCAACATTCATAACGCCTATCAAAATAACCGCAACTTTTGAAAGTGATGAACCTATTGGAATGGCTATATTGCGAAAGGAAAATGGTGTGGTGTATGCCGACATTGATGTTAACGACGAATTTAAAAAGGCAATCGGCATAGGAAAGAAAGAGTTTTTTCCGTACATAGGCGGTGAAATTGACCATGATACATGGAATATAAAAATCAATAAGCTGGCAATCGGGTGGATTGAGAACGCTGATAAAAGAATTAAACCTTTAAAAATAAAATAATGCAAAGAGAACAACAATTGGCTGAACTTCGTAGACTAATCGAAATATTGCCACGATTGGAAGAAAATGCAATGAGGTTTGAATTGGCATATAGACGGGAATATTCTGATAATATTGGACGGGAAGAAAACGGTTATATTTATCACGTAAGACCGACAGTATATGAGAATTATTTAAACTCACAAAAAGAGTATAGCGATTCGGATGATAGAAGATGGGAATTAATTAAAATATTGGGATTATCATGCAGCGTAAAAGGAATTCCGGATTTTGGCGATAGCGGAATAAAGCCTTACGGTTGGGATAGAAAAGAAATCAGACCATTAAACGATAATAGACCAATCTCATTAATAGGTTAACCATGAAAATCATCTACGCTGGAGTTATGGGAGGAAAAAATGGATTTACAGACGCTGTGAGAAGTGTTTGTGATGAATTCGTAGATATTCCTATGAAAGATGTAAATAATGGCATCATGGGGCTAAAATCGGGTGACATTGCCTTTTTGCAGCCACAAGACAGTGGCATATCATCACAGGCTCTGCAACATTTAAAAAATATAGGTTGTTTTGTAATAAACTGGAGTGGCGATGTACGTGCGGTTATTCCCCCGTGTTATTTTGAATATGCTAAATACGTTGATTTAACTTGTTTCAGTAACATGAATGATGTTAAAACATTAAAATCATTAGGGTATAATGCCGAATACTTACAAATTGGTGCGGACGAAATGATTTATCATCCCGATAGTAATGTAACTAAAGATGTTGATATAGTTTTTTGCGGAAATACATTCGGACATTTTCCATTGAGTAGAATGCGTGTTGATATGGTACGTGAACTTAAAAGGGTTTATGGTGATAGGTTTAAAGCTTTCGGTTCTGGACAGCCAGACGGCTCATTAAACAATCAAAAGGATGAAGCCGATATGTACAGACGGGCTAAAATAGGCATTAATTTAAGTCACTTCGATTACGAACGTTATACAAGTGATAGAATGTTTCGGATGCTGCTTAGCGGTACTTGTGTTTTAACACATGGATATAAAGGCGTTACCGAAGACTTTGACCCATCAACCGTTATTTATTGGACGGATATTGACAACTTAAAATATTGGATTGATAAAATATTAGATGCCGAAAGAGCGAGAGAAGATATTGCAAAATGTGGGCATGAATTAGCATTAAACAATCACACATTTAAACACATGGCATTGGCAATTAAGGAACTTTATGAGAAAAGATAATATATCAGAAGCCGAAGCCAATTATTTTGCCATGTGTTTGTTGATGCCTGCACATTTAGTAAAACAAGAGGTTAAAAAAATAACGTTTGATTTAACATCCGATGAAGCGTTAAAGCAATTAGCGAAAACATTTGATGTATCACAGACGGCAATGGCTTTGAGGTTGGCGCAATTGAAAATATTTTAAAATGAATTTATGAGTAACAGAATCATTGCATATTGTCCCCTACATTACGGAATTGAGTACCTTTCAGAAGCTATAAAGGCCGTCGAACCATTTGTTGAAAAGATAGTAATGCTTTACACATCGAAACCATCTTACGGTTATAATACACAATTAGTTTGTCCAGATAGTGAAGATGAATTAAGGGACATTGCACTGTCAGCATCCAATAAGGTACAATGGCATAATATACAAGCCTATGCCGAAAATCAGCACAGAGGATTAATTTATAAAATTGCACAAGAGGAAAACTTTGATGGAATTCTTACTTTTGATGCAGATGAAATACTCGAACCAGCCGATATAGCATCATTTATTGAAACAGCAATGGTAAGTGATAAAAGATATATTGGCGTAAGTGGATATATCAATTTTTTTAAATCATTCAATTGGTGTTGCTACGATGGGTTTGAACCAATAAGATTTATTAATCTTCATAGGATTGATGGTCAGGGGTCAGCCAAATGTAGGATATACCATTTCAGTACAGCCCAACGTCTTGATATAATGAAATATAAATTGGAAATTCACGGACATAAAGTTGAAATTCGCCCTAATTGGTTAAACGATGTTTATCTAAGATGGGAACCGGGAATGACAATAGACAAGGGGTTGCACTTAGTTTCCCATGATTTGTGGAATGCCGTATCTTTTGATAAAAATGAATTACCTTTATTACTCAAACAGCACCCCAACTTTCAAAAAGAAGTAATAATGTAACCCAATGGAACTTCGTTTACCACCACATATTGAAAAATCAGGAAATGTTTATGTAAGCAAAATAACTGGTAGGTTTATCCCCGAAAAGAACATAAAACCTATTTGTGATTTGTACTGGGAGAACAATCCACCAACAGTAGGCGATTATATTGAAGAAGTAAGCGAACTATCACAAGAGCAGTTTGAATATTTATCTCATAGCAAGAGACCTATCAACAATAAGATTGAAAACTTAACATGGGTGAATAAACCTAAATGCCCTGTATGTGGTGGTAGCGGAGAAATTGAGTTGATAATGTTTGATGCGATAAAATGTAGATGTAAAAAGTAATGACAGTTTTTGCAGCGGTAATAATTGATAATAGACCCGGGATTGAGCCAATAATAGCCCAATTTGAAGAGTTTTTGCCCAAAGGATGTGAAGTTTATTGGATCAAGAACGAAGCGACAACAACGGCAGCAGAATACAACCGTTTATTATGTTCAAAGCGTCTTTGGCGAAACTTGCCCGCAGAAAAGGTATTGATATTTCAGTCAGATGCAATGCTGTTAAAGCAAGGGATTGAGGCATTTTTAGATTATGACTTTATTGGCGCACCGCTTTACCATATACCATTCCCGGCAATGAACGGGGGATTAAGTTTAAGAGATACAAAAGCCATGTTGAGAGTGATTAATCACATATCTTACGATGGCAGCGTTAATGAGGACATTTTTTTCACACAGGGATTACAACAATTAAACGGTAAATTGCCCGATATTGAAACGGCAAAAAAGTTTAGTGTTGAGACCATTTGGGGATTAGGTTCACTTGGTTATCACGCAATCGACAAATGGCATTCACCTGAAAAATGCGAACAAATAAGAAATCAATATAAATAATCATGACAAAGCAAAAAGAACAAGCTATCGAAAAAAAGCCTTTAACGGATGAAGAAATGGCCGTAAACCACAACCACAAAGAAATAGTAAGCCAGTTAAACAAGCACTTCAACGGCACAGAGGTTGAGAAAAAAAATGCAATGAAAAATGTTGGAGTGGCTTTTGATAACCTTACGAAAATTAAAAAATAGGGTATGCTAAGTATTGGAGCATATACATATGGTAATCCTATTTTAAGGGGCAATCATAATAATGTCACCATCGGAAAGTATGGAAGTTTTGGAGAAAATACATTAATTGATTCAGGTTTCAGTCACAACTATAAGAACGTTTCAACCTATCCATTTCAAGCTAACATGGCTGGATGCTCGCATTTACCATTAAACCTTAAAATTAAAGGTGATGTGGTAATTGGAAATGACTTTTGGTGTGGAGAGCAATGCGTAATTATGTCGGGTGTAACAATAGGTGACGGTGCAATAATCGGGATGCGTGGAATTGTAACCAAAGATGTTAAGCCTTATGAAATAATAGTCGGCAATCATCGCTCAATAGGATTCCGATTCAATCCCGAACAAATTGAAAAGCTTTTACAAATAAAATGGTGGGATTGGACTGATGAAAAAGTAAGAGCCAACGCCCATCTACTTTTAAGCGAAAACATAGATAACTTTATTAACCTACACTATAAATAAAAACAAAATGATAAAACCACTTCATGACCGAATAATTGTTCAACCTGACGAAATTGTAACTAAAACAAAAAGCGGGATTTACATTCCAGAAACAGCCCAAGAATCATCAGTCATTGGGACGGTAGTAGCCATAGGGGACGGCAAACGTTCTGAAACAACCAATACAATTTTACCACTAATAGTTCAGGTTGGTGATAGGGTTCTTTACGGGAAGTTTTCAGGACAAGAAATTGATATTGAGGGAGACCAATATTTAATAATGAGAGAATCCGACTTATACGCAGTTATATAAAATCACATTACCAAAACATAGCCATGGCAACAAACAAAAGAGCATTTAAAACCGTCGAACAAGGAACTCATTATGAGTTACCAATTTATGAAGTAGTAGACGGACAAGGAATTGTAGAAACAGGCGAAACGCATTCAATCAAATTCGTGCGAGGTTCAAAGCTAAAAGACGAAGCGGTTGAAAAACGTGAAGGCACATTGCACGAGCATTTATTATCGGTAATGATTGAGGATTTAAAATATAAATCATCACTTGTGCCGAGCCGTGAAACATCATTGGTGATAACTCATCTTCAAGAGGCACAGCATTGGTTAGAAGAACGCACATTAGCAAGGGAAGCTGAAGGTGTTTTAGGAACTTATCAACCACATAAATCTTAATTGTCATGGAAGACCAAGAAACAATAAAAGCATTTAAAAATATAGGTGAACCAATGGGTGAGCGTGACACATATAAAAGTGTTACAGATTTTAGCATTCATTTCACATTGAAAGGACAACAGCTAAAAGAAATTGAAGAAAAGTTCTTTAAATGGGCAAGCCAAAACGAACTACTCCATGAAAGCAAAACAAACCTAAAGGTACATTCATGCACGATGCCACGTAAAATTGTAGAGCAAAAAGGATGGGATTTAAGTATAGTTGAATTTATGGAAAGTTTGACGGATGGAAACGATATAAATTGGTATTACGCATCAAATACTATTGAAATGAGTAGACAATTTATGTTAGAGAACTTAAAGAAGTTTTACAGTGTAGCTATTTTTATAGGGGAATTAAAAGATGGTGTATTGGAAGAATACAACATTGCTAAGAGTTTATATTTACACACTATTTTAATCCCTTAAACCATGGCAGGCAGACCGAAAAAAACAACTGATACAGTAGTTGCAGAAAAACCAAAGAAAACGGGCGTTCCAAAAATGACTAATCCACCACCGCCCCCAAAAGCAAAAGTAAACCAAACCGAAGCCGAAATTGAGCATGAAAAAAATTTAATTAAATCCATTAAAGCAGATGAAAATGTGGAATCTGTTAACCATAACGAGCAAAACAGAGACATTACAATTGTTTCAAAACCACAAGTGATTGAATTTGAAAAAGACGAAGACGACATACAAGGCGAAATAAAGCCATTAGACAAGACTTTAGTTGAAGTGGATAACAGTATTCCACAAGAGAAAAATAACGTGCCTGATAAGCCAAAACAACCCGATATGGAGGCAATTATCAAAAAGTATGATGAACTGTGCGAAAAACCATCGGATATAAATCAGTTACTACCCTATTTACGTGCAATAGCCGAACAGGTTGACACAATTGTCGAGTTTGGGGTAAGACAACCCACATCAACCTATGCGTTGCTTGCAGGCAATCCAAAATCACTAACAAGCTATGACATTTACCGTGACCCATTAGTTGATGAAGTTGAAGCCGTTGCACCTAACTTTAAATTCGTTTTGGGTAGTAGTTTGGAGGTGGAAATTGAGGAGTGTGATTTTGCTTTTTTCGACACTGTGCACACATATACGCAGTTGGAACGTGAACTAACAAAACATGGTAATAAAGCGAAGCGTTTTTTGGGTTTCCATGATACTACTTCATTTGAAAACACGGGCGAAGGGTTTTATCCGGGGCCACCAAGCGATGTATGGTGTGGACGTGGAATATGGGGAGCCATTGAAAACTTTTTAAGGTTTAATCCACATTGGAAAATTGATTTCCGTGCCTATAATAATAATGGTTTAACTATTTTGAGGAGATGGAATTAAAATGAAACTATACGAAAATTATTTATTTGATGAAACCGAAAAATTATTAGCGGATGCACACAAGGAATTAGCGGTTGATGAAAACAATGACGGCTTGCTTGTTTATAGACCAGAGAATGAGCTTTTAAGTAATACAGAAAATAAAAAGGTGATTTACAATGAATGGGCCGAACAAGCCCATATAATTGATGGGATTTACTGCACCATTTGCAAATTAATGGACATTCATGATATAGATTATTGTTGCGGTGGAGGAATGATAAGTTTTTCAAGGCTATTAAGCGTTGTTAATAATCAAGAAACACTAAACGAAAGTCCCCGATTATCCCGTGAAAAATTACTTCAGCTAAAACCACATGAATTATCAGACGTTTTAATTGAAATGTTTTTAGATAGGGAAAATTGGAGCAAAGATGTTTTGTATAGCACCAGAGTTTCAGATGGTAACGGTAATTGGTTAATATGAAAATACTTATTGGAATTCCTGTTTTATACAACGGTAGCGTTTGTTTGAGCGCATTTAAAAGTGTGATTAACGAAGCCGACCTTTTGATTATAGATAACAATTCTGAAAGCGATGTTAAAGAAGCAATCAAACAAATTTCATCAGAACATCCGAATAAAGTTTGGATGCTTGAAAATGAAAAAAACATTTTTGTGACTGCGAGTTGGAATGTTATGCTTAAATGCTTTTTAGCTAATGATTCCTACGACTACTTAGTTATTATGAACTCCGATCTGATAATGCGTCCGGGTTGGAGTAACTATTTAGAAGAAAATGTTTGGTGTATCCCAAATACAGGAAACTACACAACCGATACCGAAGTGTTCGAGGGAATAGCCGGAATTTTTATAAATTTCAACAAAGAAATGGCACGGCTTGTTTATCCATTGCCGGAACAGCTTAAAATATGGTATTCAGATGCTTACATTGAGTACAAGTTCAGAAAACACGGTTACAAAATGATAGTTAAAGCAGGGTTGACAGCCGAACACGTACATGGGGGTAGTATCACCGTTAAAAGATTGCCTGAATTTCATGAGATAATCGAGCAAGATTTAATTGAATGGGAGAAAATTAAACCAACGATATGAAATATTTTATTGATACCGAATTTATAGAAGGGTTCTATACACAAGATAATGGCAAACAAAGGCATTTCATTGATTTAATAAGCATAGGTATTGTAGCAGAAGATGGTAGATGTTTTTATGCGATAAGTAATGAATTTAATTCCGATGATGCTAATGAATGGGTGAAGGAAAATGTATTATCAAAATTACCCGAAAGAGGTACAACGATTAATCCCAATAATAGGAAACCGTATGAGGTTTGGATGTCAAATGAAGATATTGCAAAGTGTATCATTAATTTTATAAATCCACAAATTCAAGGTTTAATAGATACTTATACAAGACATGATGCTTGGGCAGAAATATATTATCCCAATGAGTTTGAATATATAAAAAAACACAAAACAAAAATACCTGAATATTATTGGAAATCAGGCAGTGGGGGCTATGTAAAAAACAGAGAATTAATTTATAATCAACCCGAATTTTATGCTTATTATGCAGATTATGATTGGGTAGTATTTTGTTCATTGTTTGGCAGAATGATTGATTTACCAAAAGGTTTTCCGATGTATTGTATTGATTTGAAACAAATATTTGATGAAAAACAAACTCCATATTTGGATTCACCCGATCCCGAATGGGCTGATATGAAAACTCAAAAAAGCTACCCAAAACAAAAAAATGAACACAATGCCTTAGATGATGCCAAGTGGAATTATGAATTATATAAATTTTTAATGACCAATAAAAAATGATGAACGATAAAAGAAAAGCCGACGCAATCGATGAATTCTATGCCAACTTTAATAAGCAACCAATCGTAAATATGTTAACCGCCAAACCAAGTGAAATCATTAATTGGGCGCAAAATATAGGGGAAGTATTTGAAAATTTTTATAATCGAGCATACACAGATGGTTATAAAGATGCAACCGAAATAAAAATTTAAAACAAACAAAACGATAAAAATTATGAACAGTTTAATGTTAATGGACGAGGAAAACATCCACTATACCATGACCATTTATAGTGGAGTATTTGAAGGTGAAGCGGGAGTTTGCTTTACAACCGAAATGGATGGCACAACAACCGATTATGTAATTGATAATGAGCAAGACATCGATTCATTGATCAAGTACTTGAAAACCATGAAAAAGGAGTTGATACTAACGACCGAATATTTATTTGAAACGGGGCAACATTCTGATATGCAACCACCCGAAATAAAATTAGTAGCCAAACCAATAGTTAACTAAGCTATGAATACAAAAGTAAAAAAACTGCCAATTGAAATGGTAGAGTTTGAAAAAGCAGCAAAACCCCTAATGTTATACTTAGCAAATAATCATCACCCACACATGACGGTTATTGTAACAGCAACTTCAGCGGAATTAGTTGAGGGACAAATGATGGCTAAAAATGACATTTTAAGAGATTAAATAATTTATACACGGATACATTATCCGTAATATTTATAATTAAATGTTTACATTTGTAACAAGGATTTTAATTAAAAATCCCCCAGAGCGTCAACTCTGAAGGACATAAAACGTTAGATTAAGATAGTAGCCGTCATTTCGGCTTGAG